AATAAGCGTTGGTTGCACTTCTTTATGTTGTTTGTTCCTGTCATGGGTCTTTGGACATCTTCTATTGGCATCATTGGGCTTGCTTTTAATCTTCGTGCTTATGATTTTGTAAGTCAGGAGATTCGTGCAGCAGAAGATCCAGAATTTGAGACCTTTTACACCAAGAACATCTTATTGAATGAAGGACTACGTGCATGGTTGGCACCAGTTGATCAACCACATGAGTCATTCGTATTCCCAGAAGAAGTATTGCCTCGTGGTAATGCACTTTGAATACGTTTTAGCATGGGTTGCACTTATCATTCTCTATTTTGTTACTCAGAATCCTGACGATGATGATGATCAAGATGGTGGTATGATGGTCCCATCGTATCAAGGAAAACAATGAATAATTTCGAGTTCACACTATACTTCATATGCTTCGCTCTCATTGCTGGTGGTGCCTTCGCTATGATGTGGGCTAACATTCAATCTATTAAAGTAGAGATGAATAAACCCAAACCACGTCATCCAGAAGCACCACAAGCAGGTGAAGAGTTGATGTATGTAGATCTAACCAGGGAAAAACTGGAAGAAATTTATGATAAAGAATAGAGGATTCTGAAAAGGTCAATCTTAAAACCACCTCTTGACTGGGGTGGTTTTTTAATGTATAATTAAGTATACAAGTGGTTTTGTGTATGAAATTTATAGGTCTGCGATTAGATGATCATGACTCAAATATTACATACACTGACGGCACGAAGGTTAAATATACGAACTGTGAAAGAAATTATCAATGCAAACATTATGGTCTTGATGATTTAAATACATGGACTAGTATTATTAAAAGATGGAAAGTGAATCCATCTGAGGTTGATGCGATTGCAATTATCATCGATAAATCTTTACATGGACATATACAATACAATGAAGATGATTTATTTTCTATTGTAGAATTAAAAATTTTTAGAGTTCTTGGATTTGAATGTCCTATTTACAGAGTCGATCACCATTATTCCCATGCGTTAAGCATATGGCCTTTGGGAATAAAACCAACAGTTAGTATTATTTCTGATGCGTTTGGAGATGATAGTACTAACTTCTCCGTTTTTAGGGATGATAAAATTATTACTAGATTGAAGAGATCCAATGAAATAAGTTCTTTAGGATATAGATCTTTTGAGAGCATTGCTATGTCATTAACTTTTGTTGGCAATTTAATAAAAATTGTCGGAGATCCTTTAGATCATGCTGGTAAGATTATGGGGATGAAAGCTTATGATTCTTCAGTCTCTACTAAAAAAGACATTTTCAATTTAGAAAATATTTCAAGTGTATGGGAATCTTTTGATTGGGATTCGGTTGATATTAATGACATTAAAGATTTTGACAAAATATGTTCTTGGGTATCGAAAGCACATACATATTCGGAGAGAGTGTATGCTGATATTTTTGTCAATTATACAGATAAAAATGACATTATATGCTATAGTGGTGGTGTAGCACAGAATACTGTGATCAATAGTGAGATTAAAAAAGTTAGGCCCAACTTACATATTCCTCCTCACTGTAATGACTCTGGATTATCTCTAGGTGCTGTAGAGTTTCTTAGAAAATATTATGATCAGGAAGAATTTGATACTACTGGATTTCCTTTTTGGCAGGATGATGAAGCACCAAAGACTATTCCTAGTAAAAAAACTATTAAGGATACTGCAGAAAGGTTGGCAAGAGGAGAGATCGTTGGGTGGTATCAGGGTCATGGTGAAGTTGGCCCCAGAGCATTAGGAAACAGAAGTATTTTAATGAACCCATCCATTTCTAATGGTAAAGATTTAATCAATTCTAAAGTAAAAAATAGAGCCTTCTATAGACCCTTTGGTGCATCTGTTCTGGAAGAAAAATCTTCTCAATACTTTAACTTCTCTCACCCCTCTCCTTATATGCTTTATGTCATGGATATGATTGATACAGAATTATATCCATCAGTTACACATGCTGACGGAACTTGTAGGGCACAGACTGTATCTCAAGATCTTGAGGTATACTATTCTCTAATTGAAGAATTTGAAATGCTTACTGGAATTCCGATGTTATTAAATACATCTTTAAATGTTGGTGGTAAACCTATTGCAGCATATAAAACTAATGCATTGGATATTTGGTGTGGCACAGAACTTGACACATTAGTATTTGGAAACGAAGTATTTTCACATGAATGATTTTAAATAGGTATCTAAAATGAAAGTAATTACAGAAGGAAAAGTCAAAACTGTATACGCAGGTGATGATGCACAGCAAGTCATCATTGAGTATCATGACAAGGTAACAGCTGGTAACGGTGAGATGGTTGATCATCCTTTAGGAAAAGGATCCCTCTGCTGTAGTATCTCTGCTCTTATCTTTGAGAAACTTGCCAAAGAACTTATCCCAACTCATTATATTAATATGGTTGGTGCTAACAAGATGATCTGTAAGAAGGTAGACATTGTTCCACTAGAAGTTATTTGTCGCAATCGTGCTGCTGGATCTATTGTTCGTGAGACAACTCTTCAAGAAGGTTACTCACTACCCCATCCTATTGTTGAATTCTTTTTGAAGGATGATAGCAAGCATGATCCTTTATTGACACCAGATCGTGTGCGTCTGATGGGATATGACCCTGAACCTTTTATTGAGATGACATTGCGAATCAATGATTATCTCCGTCAGATGTTCTACATCATGGGCATTGATTTGATTGACTTTAAGATTGAGTTTGGATATACTGCTCATGGTGAGTTGCTACTTGCCGATGAGATCAGTCCTGATAGCATGAGACTCTGGAAGATTGGTGGTGATGAGAGATTTGATAAAGATCTATTCAGAAAAGACGAGGGAGATATCGTTCCTGCCTATCGTTACATCCTTGACCGACTACAACCACTTGCTATTCAATGATCATGCAAAACTTTTATCAAGCATTAGAAAACTATAAAAATGCTTATGCAATGATGGAACTAAAAGAACAATTGAAAAGAGAAATGCCTCCTAGTGGTAGTTCTTTCTATAGATATTTTTCCGATCCTAATAGTAATCCACCATCACATCATACTCTTGAAGAACGCATTGATAATATGTCACTTGTAAAGTGTAAAGGATATGCTGTGTTTAATTATTACTATTCACAAGCTGCGTTTGCAATCCAATGAAACTAATTAAGTTCACCCGTGATTCTGATTATGGACAGGATTTATATGTCCAAGTATTATTCAACAAACGATGGGCACTCTTGCAAACATCAGTACATTGGTTTGAGTGTCCTGTTTGGCCTTTTCTTCAAATTCAATCTGGTATGGGTAATCTAATTTCTATTTTGTTTAGTGTCTATAAGTTTGGATTTAATATTGGATTACTAGAACGCACTTGGAGATTTTGATAATGAAACACCACGTCCCTGATGAGATTAGAAAACTTGGTTTCGATTGCTTTAGAAGTTTGAACCAAGCAGAGCGAGCTGTTGTTATGTTTGGTGAGGATGAGTATCGTAAATCATTAGACCTTGAGAATGATGATGCTCCCTGTTGGAAGATACCAAGTGGAGAATCAACTACCTTTGTTGGTTGGAATCCCATGTGTATCCCAACAATGGATTACATAGTATGGAAACTAAAACGTCGTGAACAAATTGCAAAAGGAGAAATCATTGGATAAGTTATCTAAAGACGAGATGAGAACTAAGATTAAAGAGTTCTCTGCTATTCTTAAAAGTCAAAGAGAGCACTGGGATAAGGAAGACCAAATTGGATTCACATATTCTTGTGATCTAATCTCACAATCACTCATTACATTATACATTCGTTTAGGAAGAGACTAATGGACTACAAAACTTCTGGCGTTGATATTCAAAAAGGCCGATCCTTTGTAGAATATCTTAAGGTAATGGCACCTAGTATTGGTGGGTTCAATGGAATGATGGAAGTCCCATCAGGATATGAGAAACCTGTTCTAGTAACTGGTGCTGATGGTGTTGGAACTAAAATTAATATTTGTAGGATTGCCCGTGATTACTCCACTATTGGTCAGGATCTCGTTGCTATGTGCGTCAATGACGTTATATGTTCTGGCGCTAAACCATTATATTTTCTAGACTATATCTCTACCAAATCCCTTGACGGTAATGTGAGTGATATTGTGTATGGAGTTGTCAAGGCATGTGAGCTAACTGGAATGGATCTTCTAGGTGGAGAAACGGCAGAACATTTCAGACAAACTGATTATGACCTTGCTGGTTTCTGTACTGGTGTTGTAGAGAAGAATGATATTGTTGATGGTCAGAATATTAGACCTGGTGATGTAGTCATTGGTATTGAGAGTAGTGGACTCCATAGTAATGGATACACACTCATCAATGATATGCTGTGGAGGCATAAGATCCGCTATAAGGACATGCCTGAGTTGCTAACACCAACTACCATCTATTCTGGTTTGATCCAACACCTGTTGGACGAAGTTCCCATCCTAGGCATGGCACACATCACGGGAGGAGGACTGCCTGAGAACCTCCCACGATGCCTTCCAAGGGGTCTCACAGTTGACGTTGACTATTCTGCTTGGGAGAGACCAGAACTCTTTAACAAGATCCAGCAGGCAGGAGACGTTTCTGAAGAAGAGATGCGTAATGTATTCAATCTTGGTATTGGATTCTGTTTGGTTGTGCCACAAGAAGTAGCAACACTAACTCAAACTCTGATTGCTGACACACCATTTGGCATGAGATCGTGGGTTATTGGAGAAGTTAAATGCTAACTGTCACTAACCATTTAGCCGCTTTTTGGACTGTTGTGGTGATGAATTGTATTCATCCAGTTAATTGGCAATCATGTCTTCCAGTTCATGAATGGTTGATTCCAGATGTAGGTCAGGGATTGCAAATATATTTTGATAAAAAGTTGGATTTTTTGTATAGAAATGAGCGAGATTACCTAGATAGTGCAGTCAAGTAAAACATATGAAAAGTTTTATTCGGTTCACTATTCTGGCATTTATTGCTGCAATGATTTTTTTCATACCCAAGACAGCATATGCATTGGATGTGCAAATGGGATCGAATGGAAATCTAGTATTTGATCCTGCAGAAGTCACTATTCAAGCTGGTGAATCTGTCCATTTTATCAACAATATGCTCCCTCCTCACAATGTAATTGTTGAGGATCATCCTGAGTTGGGTCATGATGCCCTGGCAATGTTGCCAGGTGAAGACTTTGAGGTTGCATTCCCTGAGGCAGGTGACTATACTTACTGGTGTGGTCCCCACAAAGGAGCAGGTATGATCGGAACGGTGCATGTGGAATGAGTGCATTATTTGTCTTTGGATTTATTGCATTACTAACATTTGGAATGCATATAACATGGCCACTGCCATATAGAGGAGGAGGAACAAAATGAAAGTTGGAATTATTGGGTTGGGACGTACTGGTGAAGGTATGTCTCGCCGTATGATTGAAAAGGGAATCGAAGTTTGGGGTTACAGTAGCACCAACTATGAAAGTGCCTGTGGACAATATGAAGCAGGATATATTAGTGGATGTGTAACCTCACTAGAGTATCTTGTCCAAGCAGTTAAATCTGACAGCAAGAAATATACTAGTGCAGGAAAAGTTCCTGGTATCTTTCAGATTACACTTCCAGAAAAAAAGGTAGAAGACACACTTGATGAGTTATTACCTTTACTTGAGGAGGGTGATATCATTATCGACTATAGTAGTAATGATGTTTCAAAATGCCAGGAACTAGAAAAGTATTGCTCTAAGTTGGGCATCTCATACATTTTCTCTGGTGTATATGGAGCACCTTATGCTATTGATTCTTGTTCTAAGATTTTTCAAGCCCTATCTCCTGGTAATGTGATCTGATGCCACATGAATTCGACCCATGCGAAGCACCTGTAGAAGGTAAACTTGATAAGTGGGGGTTTACAATTAAACCTACTATCAGTGATGATGAACTAATTCTTCGATGTTTGAAGAATGCACCTTGTGGGTCTGATAGAAAACAGGCAATGAAGCTAATTAAAATCTACGAGGAAAAAATTCAATGACCTTAGCGCATGTCCTACTTTTCGGATCACTACCCTTTATATGTGCCACCGCATATTTCGGGTACAGAAAAGGTGAAAATGTCTACTATGAAAGTGACAAATATGACGGAAACGGAACAGCGCATTAAGATGAGACATGCGTTTGCTATGTCATCATTTGCTAGAATGTTTACTCCAAACAAAATCACATATGATATGAGATCACTCTGTAGAGAGTGGTCTAAGATTGATGAACAACCACCCACAGGTGATTTGTATAAAGTTGATCGTTATTTTCTGGAACTTTGGAAAAATAGAAACACATGAATTTAAGTCAATTAATAGTATTAATAATCCCATTAATGTTTGGACTTGTTATATTTTTTGCAGCAGTTCTTACAGATCAATGATGTTACAATTTGCTAGATTTTGTGGTGTTGTACTAAACAACCCATACGGATTAGGATTTCTCTCAACCATTTTAGTCTTTGTTCCTATCATAGGAATGTGGGCTGTTCACAAATATAATTGGCAACATTGGGAACCTTTTGCAAAAAAACACCTCTAGATAATATGAACCTCCTTCTCCGATCACATCAAAACGTAACTGATCCAGTTTGGAGTGTTATTTTTAGTATTATCATTCTCTTAATTGGAGTCGGTTATTATGTCTATACAATTTTAAATTACGACGATGGAAAAAACAATGCCCAGGAATCAAATCACGAAAATTGATATGCTCGCAAGAGTATACAAAGTCAAAACCTCTCTTTACGATGGGAAACAAATTGATAAGTCAGCTGAATGGCATGATGGTGCTCATAAAGCTTTAAATGATGTGCTTAACATCCTTGACGAATTCAGAAACTAATGTTAAAGTCCCTGATATGAAATATACTCACAATTATATGAAGATCTTCCTAGATACCGCTGATACTGATATCATCAACGAATACTTCAAAACTGGTTTGGTGGATGGTGTGACTACCAATCCAACATTGATCATGAAAAGTGGTCGAGATCCAGAAGATGTGTATCAAGAAATTAAAGATCTTGGTGTTCGTGACATCAGCATGGAAGTGGTTGGTGATGAGGGTGAAATGTATCGTGAAGGCAAGCGTCTTTATGAAAAATTTGGTGATGTATGCACTGTAAAAGTCCCTTGCACCCGTGAAGGACTAGCAGTCTGTAAATCACTCTCCGATCAGAACATCAAAGTCAATGTCACATTGATCTTCAGTGCCGCTCAGGCGATCTTGGCAGCAAAGGCTGGTGCAACATATGTCTCACCCTTCGTGGGACGCCTAGACGACCAATCTGTGGCAGGTCTAGAGGTCGTTCGTTCTATCTCTGAACTCTATCGTATTCATGGTGTTCAAACTAAAGTTCTTTCAGCATCGATTCGTAGTGTTCAACGTGCTGTTCGTTCGTGGTACAATGGAGCTGACATCTGCACCATGCCACCAAAGGTATTTGATCAGATGTATGACCACATTCTTACTGATAAAGGTCTAGAGATCTTTGACAATGATTGGAAAGCGGTTCAAAACCAAAATTAACTTTTTAATTCCATATATCGGGACAAAAATTTCCCAGGCTTTTTTCGTTCTATAGGATTTTTTAAAAATGGCACAAGGATTTGATGTAGATGGTGTAGAGGTTGAGATTCCTGTTCAAGACATGAGTCGTCTTATCAAAAGATATAAGAAATTGAAAAAGTATGAGAAGTCAACTCTACATACCATTCAAAAACTGAATGGTGATAGAACTATCATTGACAAATTGACTGAAGAATCTGAAAATTTTGAATAACTTGACTAAATACGGTATGGGGTCTATAATAGACCTGTCGTTCATCTCCTAATCAGGAGACGCAAGTAAGTCGCGGAACGGAGCGTTCATCCCATGAAATTACTTCTACCTTTATTACTTCTAGCTTCTCCCATATATGCTGGCGAGTATGTTATGCCTTGTCAACATGTAAAAGAAGTTGCAGAAGTCGTATTGGAGGATCCTTACCTTTCTGAAAGGGACAAAAAGATTATTCTTAAAAACCTTTTAGGTAGACATGGTATGGGTTGTCTTTCAAGGGACGCAAACGACTAAAGGAACGGGCCTAAAAATCCAACTACTTTAGGAGTTCAACATGAACACACTTAATCTAATCAGAAAGCAGATCAACAAAGCATCTGCTCTTCATGACGCACAGATCACTCACACCGCATATCGTGGTGTCGAGTATTCTACTCGTTGTGTAGAATCAAAAGATACTCATGGTACATTCTGCTACCGTGGTCGTCTTTACACCAAGTGATTAACGTAAGTTAAAGAAGAGCGGGGTTGCGGCCCCGCTTTTTTTATGGTATGATACGTGGGAACGTCAGACATGCCATGGACCAAGTTCAGATTTGGAAAGAGAGGTATGATGCTCTCACCCGATGGGTCGAGGAGAATATGCCAGAGAAAGATCCTAAACTCTGCAAATGTACACCTGGAGCACTAGAATCAGTGCATCTTGGAAGGATTAAATACTTAGAAGCACAGATTGAAAAATACGAACAAGAAATTTCAATTCTCAAAATGTACCTAGAGGCCCGTGGCTATGACAACTGATCAACTTCGTGACATCCTGATATCAGATGTTGAAGAGTTTTATTGCTCAAGATCAACTTATCTTATGGATTATGATCTAAGATATCTTGACTGCCTCTTTGAGGAATTTGTTGTAGATGGTGAAGAACCTGATGAATGGTTGTTTATGAACGATATGACAAATGTCTCATAAATTTAAAGTAGGAATGTGGGCTTGTTACCGCAAAAATACTGGTGTCATTGATTTTATAGATACTGCGTACATTAGAATCAAACTACCAGCAGCGCCAAATAGAGGTAACCCACTTCTTTTGGTTTATCCTTGCTATTGGAAGGAAGTTGAAATTTTAGATGATATTAAAAAAGGAATTTGATATGACCTTTATCGTTTATTCAAAAGAAAACTGTCCACATTGCTCAAAACTCAAGCAAGTTATGGACTTGACAGAACAAAAGCATGTGATCTATACTCTTGGTACAGATTTCACTCCAGAGGAATTTTATGAAAAATTTGGTGAGGGTAAAACCTTTCCGCAAGTAGTTATTGATGGACAAACTATTGGAGGCTGCAGTGAAACACTCAAATACTTCCGAGAGCAGAGGATCCTCTGATCTACCACTAAATAGAGGCGTAGAACTAATCCTCAACGGAGTCAAAAACCCAAAGCAATTACTTGATCTGAACCTTAACCAAAGATTTAGATTGTTCAAAAGACAAATTTCAATTAGTTTTGCATTTTCTTTTGACATAAAAAAACCATAAAGTCTAAGAGAGGAATTATGTTAGCAGTCTCACTTGTTTTAGGAACATTCATCTTAATAGGTGCCTTTCTTACAGGATTTATTTTTGGATGGATTATAAGAGAAAATGTTATATCATTTAATATTCCTCAGGGTCTACATCCAGAAATGTATGACGAACAAGGTGGCATTCTTCCAGATCAATTAATTGCATTTCGATTTGAAAATGGATTTGAAGACGAAGAAGAAGAAATCGACTAAAAATGGAGTTTAATTATGGCTAAAAAATTACCACCAAACCCGCTACAATCTGAAATTTTACAAGCTGTATCAAGCGCAAAAACTAAAGCAGCAAAAGTGGAACTTCTTAAGGAGTATCGCAACCCTGCCTTAGTTTCTTTGCTTATCTGGAATTTTGATGAATCCATCAAGAGTTCTGTTCCAGAAGGTAAAGTACCCTATACCGAAAATGATAAACCTATTGGTGATGGTATTTCTCGTCTTGCCAGTAATCAAAGAATGTTTTATAATTTTGTAGAGGGAGGAAATGTAGATCTCACTCGCACTAGACGTGAGGCACTTTTCATTGAATTGCTTGAATCTCTTCACAAAGAAGAAGCAGAGTTACTGTGTTTAGTAAAGGATAAAAACATTGGAAGCAAATACAGAGTTACAAGAAACGTTATTGCCGAAGCCTATGAGGACATCCAGTGGGGAAATAGAACCTAATATGTCTTGGACTGATGAAGAAAAGTCTCTAACTAAAAAGAGATATGGATGTACAATTCTACAAACTAATTGTGATCCATCTGCTGCAAACGACAAGACCCTTCCTACAGATTCGTTTTTAGTAGAGTTTCGAGTTGATGGTCAATCATACTATGATATCACCAGGACTCAAAAAGAGACTAAACTTTTTGATATGTACTATGATAAGTTCGGAAAAGAATTTGTAAAATTTTCTTGGACAAAGGGAACTATCAAGCCAAAACTTTGGGGTTACAAACCTGTCGAGGAAAAGAAGAAAAAACGCTGAAGATGTGCTAAGATGTATGAGGAACTGAATGACTTTGAGGAAGCCCTCAAACACTTTGGAACAAGAGTTGAGATCATCACTGCTATGGAAATGGCAAAGAAACTATCACCTGAAGATGCCTATCAGATGATTAAGGATGAGCTCAAAGAAGTAAAAAAATGTCGTAAACGTTTCAAGAATGAATCATGTTAAACTGATCTCTGTTACTCCTGATGCAGAGAAAAATATTGCGTATTGTGCCCGTGTAAGCAACCCCAACAATCAAGAGAACGAAAAGATCGCTGGTCTTCTCAAATACTGCATCAATCATAAGCACTGGAGTATTTTTGAACAAGCATATATGACCCTTGAGATCAGTACGACCAGGGGACTTGCGGCTCAAATTTTGCGACATAGGAGTTTCACATTCCAAGAGTTTTCTCAACGGTATGCTGATAGTTCTATGTTAGCAACTAAGATTCCTCTTCCAGACTTACGTCGTCAGGATAAAAAGAATCGTCAAAACTCTACTGATGATTTGGATGCGTTCCATAAGCAAGAGTTTGAGATTGCTATTGAGAGACATTTTGCTTCTGCTATGGATCTATATCAAACTATGCTTGATCATGGCGTGGCAAAGGAATGTGCTCGTTTTGTGCTTCCTTTGGCCGTACCCACAAAAATTTACATGAGTGGCTCAATTCGCTCATGGATACATTATATCGATCTGAGATCCGCTAATGGTACTCAGAAAGAACATATGGATATTGCCAAAGAGTGTATGTGTGTTTTTGCAGGAGAATTTCCTGTAATATCTGAAGCACTTGGATGGACAAATCATAGTGAATGAGTCCATTTATCTTAAGAATAATTTTTTCAGTGATGATGAGTGTGATTTTCTAATTTCTTACTATAAGGACAGAGAATCTTCATCTCATTACTATGAATGTAATCAGACACATACTCTAACGATACTTTCAAGTGATGAGAACAATATTGATGATGCACTGAGACCATTTTACGATAAAATTCAGAATATAATCACAAAAATAGAAGGACCAAACCTTTATATTAATGTTTCTGAAATTGTAAAATGGTTATCAGGTTCATCAGTGATGAAGCCCCATCTTGATAGAAAAGAAGATCTATTTGGAGTCATCATTTATTTGAATGATGACTTTCTTGGTGGAAAAACTTACTTTAAAAATGGCATCATGATAAGTCCAAAGAAAGGTAGTATTCTTCTTTTTACTGGAAACAAAATTGAGCATGGTGTGACACCAGCAATAAACGGTGATAGACTTACAATAACTTGTTGGATTAGATCCAAATAACGTCTAAATAATTGAGTTGGGATTTTAATTTATGGCAACATATCCAGTTGTCCACCTTAAAACAGGTGAGACAAAAGAAGTGATAATGAGTATACATGAATGGGACCAGTGGAGAACAGATAATCCTGATTGGTCAAGAGATTATTCAGATCCTACCACCTGCCCTGGTGTTGGGGAAGTTGGTGAGTGGCGCAACAAATTAGTTGCTAAAAAGCCAGGTTGGAATGAAGTGCTTCACAGAGCATCGAAGATGCCTGGTTCAAACGTCAAAAAAATCTAGTAAACCTCAACCTATGCCTGCAAAAAAGAGAAAGAACTCAGCTCATCAACCAGTTGGTGCTGGTCTCACTGCCAAGCAGATGAAGCGCAAAAAACCTATCAACTCAGACTTGATGGTTGACATTAATCCGCTCACAGATAATCAGAAGAAATTTTTCGATGCCTACAGTGAAGGAAAACAACTAGTTGCATATGGATGTGCTGGAACTGGTAAAACGTTCATTGCTCTTTACAATGCACTCGCAGATGTTCTAAACGAAGTTACACCATATGAAAAAGTGTATGTTGTTCGTTCTCTAGTTGCAACCAGAGAGATTGGTTTCTTGCCAGGAGATCATGAAGATAAGTCTTCTCTTTACCAGATTCCTTATAAGAATATGGTAAAATATATGTTCGAGATGCCTACAGACACAGATTTTGAAATGCTGTATGGCAATCTCAAAGCTCAGGAAACTGTAAGTTTCTGGAGTACATCTTTTATTCGTGGTACTACTTTTGATAATGCAATTCTCATCATTGACGAATTTCAGAATCTAAACTTTCACGAACTGGACTCTATCATTACTCGCGTTGGTGAAAATAGTAAGATTATCTTCTGTGGCGATGCCACTCAAACTGATCTTACTAAAACTAATGAGAAAAATGGGATCGTTGACTTTATGAGTATTCTCAGAAAGATGCCATCATTTGATCTTGTAGAATTTGGTGTTGACGATATTGTAAGATCTGGTATCGTCAAAGAATATTTACTTGCTAAACTTGACTCTAATTTGTAATGTTTCATCATATTGATATTCCCTTTATTAATGAACTAGAAAGAGAAGAAATCGAAGGTGTTAGACACTATGTTGTACCTAACACCCAAGATGTAAAATTTGTCTCGATTACTTCAGTGCTAAGCTGGATTAACCGAGACAAATTTGCTAAGTGGAGAAAAAAAGTTGGTGACAATGTAGCAAACGAGATTCTTAGAAAATCATCCAGTCGTGGCACTGACATGCACACTTTGACTGAACATTATCTAAAAAATGAATCTCTTCCAAAAGTAAATCCACTTCCAGAGATGTTGTTTAAGATTGCAAAACCAGCTTTAAACAATATCGACAACATTCATGGTCTTGAAAAGAGACTATATAGTATGAATCTTAAAGTTGCTGGAACAGTAGATTGTATCGCTGAGTATAATGGTGAGTTAGCGATTATCGACTTTAAGACAAGCAAGCAACCAAAACCCAGAAATTGGGTAGATGGATACTTCGTACAATGTGCTGCATATGCTTGCATGTTATACGAGCTTACTGGTATAATAGTGAAGAAGTTTGTAATTATCATGTCATGCGAAAATGGGGAATGCGAAGTTTATGAAGAATACGACAAATCCAAATACATCCATATGTTGGGTGAATATCTACGGAGATACAATGAAAAATGAATTAAAAAAAGAGTTAGAAAAAAAATTCATTACTTCTGAAAAATTCTGCCAAGAAATTGAACAGATTGTTCTTAATCAAAAGATTAATTACATCGATGCAATCGTATTCTTTTGTGAGAAGAATAGTATTGAAGTTGATACAATTTCAAAACTAATTACCAAACCACTAAAAGAAAAATTAAAGTGGGATGCTATTAGACTTAATTTTATGAAGAAAACATCGAAGGCTAAATTGCCTATTTAAAATGGATTGTAATTTTCAAGATTTTATTGGGGTATGGGACGATCTTGTTCCACCCCAACTATGTGATGACATTGTGAATCTTGCTGAGAGAATTACTAAACACAATGCACACAATTCAATCACTCATGATGGTGGTAGTCAGTTTTCCGTCGAAGGGAAGACTGGTAGATATGATACTCAGATATATTTGACTGACTATGATTCTGAGTTGTGTGATGAAATCAATGATTATTTGACTACTTGTATATCTGAATATTGTGAGGAATACTCAATATTAAAGCAGATTAATCTAGCCTCATATTTTATCAAATGTCAGATCACACCTCCTGGCGGTGGTTATCATGTCTGGCATTATGAAAGCATGTATTATGAGGAAGTATCCCGTGAATTAGTATGGACGGTATATCTAAATGATATGCCAGATGGTGAAGCTGAAACAGAATTTCTGTATCAGAAGAGACGTATCAAAGCAAAACAGGGAAGAGTATGTATTTTTCCTGCTGGTATGACTCATGTTCACCGTGGAAATACCGTATTTAGTAGTAATAAATATATTTTGACAGGTTGGGTCAATAAGGTCAAATAATAAAATGAGTGATTTTATGAATTCAGAGATTGTTCAAGATTCCTTGGACAATATTGAACGCCTCCAATCTGAGGTGTTTAGTGGTGTGTTCAATTACACCGATTTTGATGATGATGACAAAAGAGAACACATTGAAAAAATGGAAGAGTTAATCGAAGCTCAGAAATTAATGTATACTCGTATGTCATTGAGTGATGATCCAGCAGCAATTGAACGCAGAGAGCAAATTGAAAAATTCGTCGCAGTCATGGGTTTTGAAGGGACGGATGTCTATGCCGTCTTTAGCGAAATGCATCGATACCTAGAACAAGCGAAGAAAGAACTTGACACCTGACTCAACCCATCCTATAATCTAAACGTACACAAGCCAAATCCAATGTCCTTTTCCGATCTAAAGAAAAAATCATCCCTTGGTTCATTGACTTCCAAACTCACCAAAGAGATTGAGAAGATGAACAAAACTGGTTCTTCAGGAGACGATCGTCTCTGGAAACCACAACTAGACAAAACAGGTAACGGTTATGCCGTTATTCGTTTCCTTCCTGCTCCCGATGGTGAAGATCTACCATGGGCAAAACTATACACTCACGCATTCCAAGGCACTGGTGGTTGGTTCATTGAGAACTCTCTTACCACTCTCGGTCAAAAGGATCCAGTATCTGAACACAACTCTCAACTTTGGAATAGTGGTCTAGAGTCTGATAAAGATATTGCTCGTAAGCAAAAGCGTAAACTGTCATATTATAGTAACATCTATGTTGTCAAGGATCCAGTCAATCCTGATAACGAAGGTAAAGTATTCCTATTCAAGTTTGGTAAAAAGATCTTTGATAAGATCACTGCTGCAATGCAACCTGAGTTTGAAGATGAAGAGCCAATCAATCCTTTTGACTTCTGGCAAGGTGCAAACTTTAAACTGAAGATCAAGAAGGTTGCTGGTTATTGGAACTATGACTCTTCTGAGTTCGCACGTCAAGAACCTCTTCTGGACGATGATGATGCTATGGAAGAACTATGGAAGAAAGAGTATTCATTGACTGCCATTGTTGCCCCTGATCAGTTCAAGTCCTATGATGAGCTCAGGACTCGTCTAGATTATGTTCTTGGAATCAAAGGTACTCCTCGTTTCCAAGATCAAGAGACTGTTGAAGAAGAACAACAATTCCGTAGTGAGAATCGTGCAGAACCAGCACCTTCAGTTCCCCAGTCAATGAAAGAAGAACTGACTGATCTTTCTTCTAATAATGCTGATGAAGAAGATGATACCCTGAGTTACTTCCAACGACTCGCAGACGGATGATTACTTCAGTCTAATATTATCTGCCTTAATTAGTTTATTATTCACTTTCTGGGAGGATCTGTCGTAAAACAGTTCCTCCCTTAAATCTAGGATGGCTTGAGTGACATAAGATGCTCTCAGCAATTGAATAGATCTTTTATTATTATTCAAACGAATTTCATTTTCGTAATATGTAATTGCTCTTACAGGATTTATTGTTGCATCAACTTGAGTTGGATCATTGATAGTAAAATCAGAATCAACTCTGATTCCTTCTGGATAAATTAATCTACCTTCATCATCTTTCACTTCAGTTGTTTCATAATAAGCAAATTGATTTATATTTTCTTCACCATATTTGTCAACAACATAATTATATAACTGTGCATCAGATAAAGGCCACTCATTATGAACGTTAGTAATATTATTTGAAACTAGAACCAACCAATCTAATTCTGCATTTCCATAAAATTCTTCAGCAACAATATCGGGTCTTTCACCATCACTAATTTCATAATTATCAAACGCTTCTAATACTGAACTTAAATCGTCTCTTAATTTTACTCTTCTGAAAAGATTTTTAATCGTTACATATTGTCTATCAGAACTTCTTTCTGATAGTGGGGACGGATAACTTACGTTTGGTAACTCAGTAAAATATGCCATTAGAATCCAGCTCCTATTAGTCCTTGATCTGTATCATAATCTTGATCATAAACAGGTGACAACTCTTGGAATGTCATTGTCAGAGTGTATACAACTGGTGATCCATCATCATAAGTTGCATATGTACCAGTTCCAGTATAGTTTACACTGCAATTTGTCATTGCCATTGGTTTGAATCTATTTAAGTATGGGTGCTCTGCAGATCCTTTCTTAAAATTAAGATGAAATACATCGGGAGAACAAAGAAAAGCAGAACTACTTGGAGATCTTTTTGGAGACATACTTTTTTTCAAGATCCTAAGAATATACTTAATCTGAGCTGCTTCATTAACATCTCTTGGTGTTAATTGATATGAAAAACTGAAAGATCTTAAACCAGGTCCACTAAACAACAACTCTAAGTTTGGATTCAAAACTTGACCCGTTGTTCTTGCTAGAGTTTGTCCAAAGGTAACGTTACTTCCAAACGCTTGGAGAATTTTTGCAGTGAATCCTGCTTGTGCTGCTTTAATTACATCATCACCTAATCCAACACGCTTTGCTCCATCTGCGATCTGTGAACTAAAGTCACTAAAAGCATTTTTCCCTCCGTTCATTAATGTAGGAGCAGCTTGCAATACAAGATCTTCTACAACATTCATTGTGGCACCGTTCCATGTAACACCATTTGATGCTGTTATTGATGTTGGAACTGGTAAAATTATATTTGCTTTTGTTTTTCCTACTTGATTACTTAAACCTTGACTGAATAATTTTATTGCTTTACTTTCATTTTGAAACTTGTTATTCGGTTTATATGTACGAATTGACATTGAAAGATAATCCGAATAGTCCTCAAGAACTGTTGTCGGATATCTAAACGGGGCTAGTTTTGACTTTTTGCTTTGAACTGGCATTAGACAGACCCTGTTTTAAATATTTAGTCGATAATTTTGATATGGTATTGATCTTAGATCTGATACCTCTGAAGAGTTCACTAAGTGAATAGAACCTATAACCTCTTCATTAGTATAATTTCTATAACTTCCCCAATGATAATTAATTCCACGGAATCCCCAGTTATACTTTGCAACAACTGCAACTAGAGGGTTTTGATCATATTTAATAAATGGAGTTTTTGGTTGATAAACAAAGGTGCAGAAGTTTCCAACTTCAACTTCTGTCGAATCAACTGTTTCTGGTAGAGCCTCCATAATCTCTACCATCAAATCATCTGGATCTTCAACTCCAGTCAATTTATCAATCAGTGGTTGAATTCTACTGGTAGATACTTTTTTTGTTTGTTTGAGTTTTTTTCTTGGCATTACTTAATACCTAGATCATCTTCAGTAAGAACTTTAAATTGCCACCTACGATCTGCACAGTAATCTGTTGCAGCCTCCCATTTTGCTTGATTTTTGGCGTATTCAGTTACTTCATAGATGTACTTTTTAGTTTTTTTGCTTTGAACTTTTGGTTCTTGGCATTGTCTCTTGGGTTTAATTTCAATGATATATCTCTGAACATTTCCATTCGTTTCAAGAACCTTAATATAAAAGTCTGGAAAGTAACGATGCACTCTCGAATCTAATGGTGATCTATATGGAATGATTATTTCTTCACTACCCCACTCAAGAATGTTTTCGTTAAGGTCACAATAGACCATGAACTTTCTTTCCCAAAGAGACCTATAAATAATGTTAGTTGGATTCCCTCTATACTTTTTTGTATTTGTGGGAATAAATTTACCTTTATACGCCATTTATAAAAACTTCACTATAGGTATTTAGAGTGCCAGGACCAAAAAAAATTTCAGATATCAAAAGTACTTTCAGTGATTTGGCTCAGTCATCTCACTATGAGGTACAATTTCATGATTTCCCATTTGGTATAAAGCAAACTTTTGCTGAGAATGGAGTCCTGAAAAGTTTTTATAATAACACTGCTGGACTATTATGTTACAATGCTGTTTTACCTGGATCTAGTTTAGCAACAACAACTATTGAAGGTAATTTCACTGGAGTGCAACAACAGTATGCACACACCAAAATATTCAATAACATAAATCTAAGTTTCTATTGTGATAGTCAATATCAAGTTTTGAGATTTTTTGAATCTTGGATGCAACATATTACTGGTGGTAATAACGTTCCAAATAATAGTGTATCTGCAAATCCAAAGAATCCTGGATACTTTTATAGGATGAGATATCCAAGAGGCACGAATGGATATAAGTGTGATAGTATGAGAATTTATAAATTTGATAGAAATTATCAGGCAGCAGTTGCATATAGTTTTGTTGGATTATTTCCCGTTGCAATTACATCTACTCCAATAGGATACGAAAGTCAAAACTCTGTTCTAAGAATTAGTATTGATTTTAACTATGAAAGACATTACATGACAGCGGCTGCACAAAGTACTAAATCACCATATCCATTTAATTTCAATTCAGAATTCTCAAATCTTGGTGATGCATTTGGTAAAGTAAATGCATATTCATCCGCCACTCAAACCGATCAAGATCAATACTCTTCAAAATTAGCGAAGTATTTCACTTCAAATAATGGTGAGAATAATGCAAAAATTACCCAACAATTTATTGATGGTCTCAATTCAATAAAAGGTGCTTGGAATCCTACACTTGGAAAAGGTTCTGATATCATTAATTTTGTTAATGATAATGCAGGTGGAGCTGGTGGTGATCAATCTTCTGCTGCGAGTGCAGGAGCAGCTGCGATTGGTGGTGCCGCAGCTGCTGGTGCTGGTGGAGCTGGATCGGCAGGTGCTGGTGGAGCTGGATCGGCAGGTGGTGGCTCTAACGTTATCCGTGGTTGACGTACTAAATAAAAAAAACATAGATTATTCAATACATTATGCCTTTACCAAAGTCCAATACTCCTGTTTATGAACTTGAGTTGCCATCCATTGAGAAAAAAATCAAATATCGTCCATTTTTAGTAAAAGAAGAAAAAGTTCTTATCATGGCTCTAGAGAGTCAAGATATGAAACAGATTACTACTGCGGTGAAAAATGTTCTTGCTGCATGTATTCTCACTAAAGGTGTGAAGGTAGAAAATCTTTCTACTTTTGATATTGAATATCTATTCTTAAATGTTCGTGCAAAATCTGTTGGAGAACTTATTGATGTAATTGTCACTTGTCCTGATGACAATCAAACTGAAGTTGAGGTTCAAATTAATATTGATGATATCACTATCACTAATCAGGAAGGTCATGACAGAGACATTCAGTTAGATGATCAACTTACATTAAGAATGAAGTATCCATCACTAAATGAATTTGTAAAAACAAACTTCAATGGTGAAGATATTAACGTCGATCAAGGATTTGATATTATTGCAAACTGCATTGATCAGATTTATTCTGAAGAAGAATCTTGGAATACTTCAGATTGTACTAAAAAAGAATTGGATGAATTTATTGGTAATCTAACATCAGCACAATTCTCTAAAGTTGAAAAGTTTTTTGCATCTATGCCAAAATTGACTCATACTTTAAAGGTTGAAAATCCAAATACTAAGGTCGAAAGTGAAGTTGTTCTAGAAGGGTTAGCATCTTTTTTCGCATAGCCCTGGCACATACTTCTCTGATGTCTTATTATCAAACTAATTTTGCCTTGGTTCAGCATCATAAATATAGTTTAAGTGAGTTAGAGAATATGATGCCATGGGAAAGAGAAGTGTATGTTTCACTTCTCTTATCATACCTGGAAGAAGAAGAACTGAAACGTAAGCAAGCAAATGGCATCTAGACTCAACCCATCAAAACTATTACCATCACAAAGCAAAGTGGTGCGTGAAAGTCTTGTGGAGGTTGAGGAACAGAACAATAAACAACAAATAGAAGTATATACTTTTTTAGGGAAACAATTAACATCTATCAATAGAAACGTTGAGGCTATTGGTAGAAATCTTGAAACTCTCACGAAAGCCATAAGTGGTGAGACAAGAGCAGAATTAGCTCAAGCAAATGCATCCAAGTTAGAACGCTTGCGAGATGCTGAGAAAACTGCTTTTGGAAGATCCGAAAATATTTTAGAGGGCAGACTCACTTCTGCAATAACAAAACCTATTAATGCAATAAAGGGTGTTGTAAGTAATAAATTATTTGACTTAAAAAAAGCATTACTGTTTCTTTTTGGTGGTTGGTTAACCACTAAATTCCTCAGAATGCTTCAGGCAGACGCAGAAGGAAATAAAGATGAATTTGAAAAATTAAAAGGTGAACTTGTCACTGCATTAGCAGCGGCTGGCGCAGCATTTTTAGTATTGAATGGTGGATTGCTTGGTTTAATCACCACTATTGGTGGAATAACTTTAAGAGTTGGAAAATTTTTACTATTAAAACCTTTCCAGTCGTTATTTAATGCACTAAGACCAAAACCACCTGCTACAAAACCTCCTACTCCAACGCCTGGAGTAAGACCAAAACCTGGTGCTACTACAGTTCCTGGTGCTACACCTAAACCTGGTGCTACTACAGTTCCTGGTGCTACACCTAAACCTGGCGCGACAAGACCTGGAGTACCTCCTGGTAGATCCCCAGGATCTGGTGGAACAATTCTCGGTCCTAGTGGAAAACCGACTGGTCCTCAAGTACAGGGGACTACTCCAGGTAGGGCACCTAGTATACCACCACCAAAGACAGCTCCTCCCAAGGTAGTTACTCCTAAAAATCCAATTGCATTCTTATCAAAATCTAAAAATCTTCTTGGTGGATTAAAATCATTACTAGGTAATGCAAGATTTCTTGGTGCTCTTGGTGGTTTCTTAAAAGGAGCGTTCGTATTATCAAAAATAAAAAGTAGATTGGATCAAGGAATGTCACCAACTCAGGCATTTGTGCCTGTAATACCAGAAATTTTATTAACTCTCAAAGGTGCAACTATAGGTGGTGGTCTTGCAGGTGCTGTCGGTCTTACAACTGGACCAGGAGCATTATTAGTTGGAGCTGCTGGTGCTGTTGGTGGTGGTGCATTGGGTGGATTAATAGGTGGGCAGGTTACAAATATGATGGATGGTTTGTATGGTCCACTTGGTATGGATAACCTGTTTGGATTTGCGAATGATCCAATCACAAACTTCCTACAAGGTCTAGGATTGATGAAGAAACCCGAAGAGGGTGGTTTTACACCAGGTGTTGGTGCTAAAGGTAGAGGAACTGGTGTTGCTACGAAGGTTCCTACACAAGACGATGTTAAGATACCGTCAGTTGCAGCTCCTCATCTTCATCAGGAAAATGTTAAGGTTCCTAGTACTGATAAACAAATTTCCAATAGATTAATGTCTGCTGGACCAGACTTTGATAATGAACAAAATAATGAAATGCCACAGGATGTTAGAGATGCTATTCAAAATCTTGAAAATACATACCCACTTACATCAGGAAATGAAATTCCATCTACATTAACATATGATATATTAAATCCATATAGAGTTCTGGCACAATCAATTTATAACGTAAATTATCAATCCTAATGGCACTTTCATCTGCTCTACTAAGAGATACTTTTAAGTCTTCTCCTTTAGATGAAACTATTGTTTCTCTTAGAAGAAGCACCATTTTTACTAGAAAATCTTCTATTAAAGCAATAAAAGTATTTCAAAAGAAAAAAGTAGTTGGTGATAAAATATTTCAGAAAGAAAGAAGATTAAATCAACTGTTTAGATTTAGAAATGAAAGAAGATCAAGAGAGGATGTATTAGAGGCAAACAAATCTACTGGTGGTGGAATTGCAGCTCGTGCTCTAGATAAAGGAAAAGGATTCTTAGGCAGAATAATGAATGCACTAGGATATCTTCTCCTAGGTTGGTTGACTACACAACTTCCAAAAATATTAGCATTTATTGATACGCTAAAATATCGTATTGGAAATATTATTGATGCTGGCAAAAGAATGCTTCAGGATGTCAGAAATATTGTTGTTGGAATAAAGGGAGTTGTATCTCAGGCAATTACAAATATTATAAACTTTGATTTCACAGACAGTGAAGGAAAATTACAAAAGGAGATGGATGATTTAAATAAATCTTTTGAAGATTTGGGTAATGACTTTGATGATGCAGTAGACAATTTTAAAAATATAACGACACCAGAACCAAAGCCTGAACCAGAACCAGTTCCAGTCACACCTACACCCACTGAACCAACACCAACTACTCCAACTATACCTACACCTGTACCTACTCCATCTATATCAGGAGCTAACTATTCAAGTAGATTGCAACCTATTCATAGAAAGGCGTTAGACAAAATATCTGAATATGAATCAGCAGCTGCTGGAAATTATAATGCAATGAATCAAGGTACTGTGAATGATTTTGCAGGAAGAAGACCAAAAAGTGGTGCGTCAAAAGGTATAATTGGGAGAGATCTAACCAAAATGTCCATTGCCGATATTTTGAAATCTCAAGATAAGAGATTAGGAAATAATCAAGGGTTTATACATGCTGCAGGAAGATATCAGTTCCTCTCAGGAACTTTGCAGTCTGTCTTAAGATATGCTGGAATTTCAGATAAGGTAAAATTTAGTCCTGATGTTCAAGATTATTTGGCAGCCGTTTTATTAACTATGCCAGGTGGTGGATTGAGTCACTGGACAGCAGATAGAAGAACTGGATTGTTGAGAGATAGGGCAGGAATGGACCTTATCAATAAGGCAGCTCGAACTCCATTAAAAAAAGCATCTCCAGTAGTACAATCCCCACCTCAAGTAGTTGTTCCAGCACCTCCAGCACCACAACAACCTCCTACACCACCAGCTCCACGACCACAAAGACAAAATCAAATGCCTGGTTCTAGACCAACAATCAGCACTGGTGGTGTGAACTTAATACCACTGAGACCTGGAGAACGTGGTTTAGTACAAGGTGGATCTGGTAGTAGAAGGGGACCAGATGGAACAATAGAATCACAGTATGCAACACATTATCATATCGATGGCCCAGCAAACCTATCTAAAAAACAGAGGAGGCAAATTAGAGAGGTTGCATTCCATGCAATTAAAGCAATGTTTAATAGAGGTTCCCATGTTCATCTTGGAAGTAGTGCTCAAACATTGTATAAGGGAATGAGTGATTCAAAATTAAGGAATGCGATTTTATATGAACAGCAAAGGCATGACGCTAGATCATCACCAGCTGTTGATATTCAAGAATTAAATTCTAAACTACAAAGAACTTTGCCTGGTCAACCTGGAGCAAGAACAACCTTCCCATTTGCAGTTGGACAAGTTTATACGGCAGGTGGTTATGGAAGAGAAGCAAAGATTATTGGAACTGATCAAATCTCTGTCTCACATGGTGCAAAAGGATCAAGTGCAAGTAATGTTAAACCAGTTAATGTAAGTTCTAATATTCCTAGAGGCCGAAGAAGAGGAGGAAGCACTCTGATTACTTATATTCCTGTTCCTGTTGGAAAACCAAAAACAGTTCCTGTAGGTCAACCGATGAAAAGTGGATCGTCTGAAGGTTTATCGTTAAATAGTATTGTCACCGACATTTCTACAGCATATACCTGATGTCAGCAACCGAACTATCTATTATAGAAAAATTTACACTCACCAGTGCTAATGGTGAGAATGAAGTTGACATCAGTGCAGGTACTGGTGGAGAATTTTTATATTATGAAGATATTTTTTCACCAGTAGTGACTGCAAAAACTTTTGTAATGGACAGTGGTAGAAATAATATTAATTCTAAAAAATTTAACGATCCATTGATGTCTGGATTACCTGTAGTTGGTGGTGAAAAAGCAGATATTAAGATAACAAATCAACGCAATCAATCTCTTAATCTTACATCATTAAGGGTCTTCAAACCATCTCAGGTAACGCAGGATAACAATAAAGAATTACTTGAATTTAATTTCATTTCAAATGAATATTTTATAGATTCAAACAAAAGAGTCTATAGGAAATTACCAGAGAATGTAACGTCCGAGAATGTTCGTAGCATTTTAGATACTGAGATAAAAACAGATAAAGCATTTATTACATCTCCATGTTCATCTAATTTTTCATATCAAGGTAATTCTAGAAAACCATTTACTGTTATTATGAACATGTGCCCGAGAGCTATCGGTGAAGAATCTGGAAAATCTGCTGGATTTGTTTTCTTTGAAACTAGAAGAGGTTATAATTTTAAATCAATCGAATCCTTAATTAAACAACCGACTCTTACAGAAGGTGGTGTAAAGGTAGTTTATACTTACGGTGGAACTGCTGATACTCAATACGAATCAAAAAATCCATATGGAACTTATTTAAATACAAATAAGAGGATACTGAAATATTCCCAAACACAAGCAAATGATTTGGTAAGGAAAACACAGGTCGGTGCATTTGGTGCAAAAAGATATAATTTTGATCCTTTTTCTGGGTCTATGGAAACTGGTGCAGATAAAATAAACTTTGACTGGGAAAATATCGAGGACACAGATTTCTTAGGTAAAGAAAGATATGAACCACCAGAAGATCTTAATCTTTCCATGACTAGAATGTTTTCGGGATTAAATGATAAGCAAAGTCTAACTGATCGAGAAGCTATAAACTTTGCTTTCTCAGAATTTTCAATACAAGCACCCATGACATATAATAAAATTTTTACACAGATACTAAATATTACAGTTCCACAAAACCTTAATCTACATGCTGGTGACTGTATAGAAGTCAATATAGCAAAACTTGGCTGTCAATACGAATTTGACAAAGAATTGAGCGGTAAGTTTCTTATTAAAGAACTCTGCCATCAGTTTACAAATTCAAGATCTTACTCACACTTATTAATCATACGAGATACACTAGGAGCTTAACCTATGGAAAACATCGAAACTCACATCGCTAAGGACAAAGAGATCCTTGATAATCCTCTAATTTCCCCCAATCAGCGTCGTCATATTGAAGGCGAACTGCATGATTTGGAAGAATATGCTGAAAACCACAAAAAAGAAATTGAAGCAGGAGATCATCATGATCCCACTTACTTAGAACTCTTCTGTGATCAAAATCCTTCCGAACCAGAATGCCTTGTGTACGAGGATTAATTAATGTCAGTTACAGACTCTCTGTTCAATAGTTCTTTTTTTGGCCGTGATGGTTATCGATATTGGATTGGCAAAGTGCCGTTCAGTAAAACTATCAATGAAGGCTATAACTGGGGAGAGAGAGTACCTGTTAGAATTTTAGGATATCATACTGAAGATAGATCAATACTTCCAGACAAAGATTTACCAGTAGCAATAATTAAAAGACCCACCAGCATGGGATCTGGGAATAATGCTTCCAGTGGAATTGTTGGTGGTGAACTTGTAACTGGATATTTTGTAGATGCTGATCAAGCACAACAACCAATTATTGATGGTATATTAGGTTGGTTTGATAAAGATGCTCCAAGCATAACTGGTAATGAGTATCAAGATGTAAATAGTGGAGTTAATCCATTTGAGTCATCATTTCCTTATACCGATAACCTTCCATTCTGGAGAGTGGCAGCAGAAGGTAAACTTCCAGACATAGGATCAAATACATCTACACAGGGTAAAGAATCTAAACCATCAGGAAATTTTAAAGCTACCGTAGTTTCTGACTCTACACCTTATTCATATTTTGTCCCCAGTAATGGAAATACTTGGGAGATGATGAACCTGATGGAGGAATTTAGTGGTCCGAATAATTGTGGAACCGACACTATTTCTAGAATTCAAGTTGAGATATCAAAGATTGCAACCATACTAAGCGGGGTAAAAAAATATTACGCACTATATGTTCTTGGCACTGTCAATAAAGTATATGACTTTGCTGGACAAATTAATAATATCATTGAAAATATTGCTGCAGTATTAAGAACACTTATACAAAGAGTTAGAAACTGGGTACTCAGACAAGTTAGACAATTAATATCTAATGCAATAGATCTGATCTTAGGAGACGTTTCAAAAGATTTAGCAGACTCAATCCTTGCAAAAGTTCTTGATATTTTATTTTGTATCTTTCAAACCACGATAGATGAACTTCCTGGATTGATTGGTGACTTCCTTGCTGCTCTCCTCAATAAATTAGCATCTGCTCCATTATGTGCTGCTGAAAAGTTTGTAAATGCTTTAATTAATAATGTTTTGGGCGCATTGCAAGGTGCATTAAATGAAGCTATGGAGGAGATTAGCACATATCTAGATGGTATCTTAGATATTGGTGGTGCCATCATGGATGTCATTGATCAAATTCTTGGTATCCTTGGTTTCTTATGTTTGACCAAAAACTGTTCTGAAGTTACAAAATTCAATTCTAGTCCTTGGGGTGGTCCAACAAAACAACAAAAAGATAATTATAATGAGTTCTTGACTAAATTAGAAATACCAGACCCAACGGCGGGAGCTCTTTCATGGTTAGAAGCATCAGGATTAGGAGATACTTCTGGTCCTAGTGCTTGTGATATTGCAGGTGGTAATGAATGCACTCCACCAACTGTAAGTATTTTTGGTGGCAATCCAACAGCAGAGGCATTGGCATCAGCAGTTGTTAGCAGAAAAGGCAATATCATTGGAGTTTTACTTTCTCAAGCAGGATCAGGATATAAGTATCCTCCATTCGTTGCATTTGATGATCCCTGTAATTATGGTTCTGGAGGAGCTGGTTATGCTGAGATTGACGTTGATGGTGGATTGACAGGTATTGTTATTACAAATCCTGGTTGGGGATATATTGATGTTCCTGATGGATCTAATAGTAATGACCCTAATGACTTTGCAAAAAGTCCTGTTGGTGGTGGAGAAGATGGAGTTCTAATAGACTTACCCACTATTATAGATGATACTGAGAATGCAGACGGTGGTGGTGGAACTATTAATCCTGGAGTTCCTATTCCTGGTAGTGGAGATCTACCTGGTATTGACATCCCTGATTCTGGTAATCAGATCGATGATGGTGATGGAGATGATACATTAACCCTTGATCCTGGTGACGGCATAGATGATACTATCATCGACATTGGTCCTGGTGATGGTGGTGAAGATGATACAAATATCATTGTTCCTGTTGTTGGATGTTTAACTGGATTCACCATTATCTCTACTGGATATGGATACGCTCAGGGTGATACATTTATTGTTACTCCACCTATGCCAGGTCTTATATTGGAAGGAAGATATACAGATTCTGGCCAATTAGTCGAGATTGTCATTAAAGGTGAGCAATGTGGATTTGTTGAAATTCCAGATGTAACGATAAATAGTAAGACTGGTAATGGTGTTAGGGTGAAACCTAATATACTCTTCACTGAGGCATCTAAATTTACTATAGAAGAACAACGTAGGTATCGTTCTAGTACACTTTCTGTCATACAATGTACTTCAAAACCTAAAGAGTTAGTTGGTTATGTGAATGGTCAACCATACTATGGTCCATACCATATCCATAAAGGAAAGAAAATGGTTGGTGCTGCTCATAATCCTAGGCCACATGCATTCATCTTTGATACAGCAGAAGAAAGTTTAAATCAACTAGAACCTACTGTAATCAGAAGAAATACAGTATCAAGTACACCCGAGGATATTAACCAATGAGCCAAAGAACTTACAGGTTACTAGATAACGAAAATGCTTCCATCATGTGTGGACCAGGAAGACATGATAATACTGGTCGTGAATTAACTACATGGACCAGAGCTGGTAATTCAGATACCCAATGGAATAATGGTGCTAGAACTATTGTGACATCTGGTGCATTTAAAGAAGTATGTAATGTAGATCCAGCAGATGTTAAACAAAAAGAACAAGTTGCAAAATCCATATATTGCAAGAACGGCGATTTCGTGGTTGTTGCTGATAATATTAAGTTTAAAGCAAAAAATATCTTGTTTGAAACTGAGGGTGCAGGGGGAGATGGTCAGATTGAGTTAAGAGCAAATGGAATCGTGAGTATCAACTCAAATGAAACTGTTCAAATCTCTGGTGGTGAAGTTCAAATTGTCTCAGAAAAAAATGTAGTTATTGATTCTACTGGATTCATCTACTTAATTGGTGATGTTAAAGGTTCTGGAGCTGCCAGTGCAGTAAGCAGTGTAAAAAGTCTTATTACTGGTCAATGGGGAACTCTGTTATCTGATATTTCTAAAACATTGAGGGTTTAAATTATGGCAGCATCATTAGAAGCACTATCATCTGGTAAATTCCATGTTGGCACGGTATCAAGTCAACAGATTATGGGATCTCCCGTAAGTTTTAGTTCTATAATACCAGGTACTCTTACTGCATCTGGACCTGCTTATATTGGTCAATGTGTTGGCGGTGATATTGCCAACGCCGCTTTAAGTGTTGGACCGAGACTTGTTCCAACTGGACTTTTAGGTATTGGAGTTCCTACTCCTGGAATTGCATCTTTAATAGTGTATGGAGCTCCAATGGCAATTCAAGCCAATGGTGGTGTAAACGTTATTGGATTATTTAATGTAAGTGGTATTGCAACGAAAGCGGGTGCAGATGTAAAAGCATCTGTAAGTACTACGGGAGGTTGTACCGTTGAAGCTTCATCAACTGCAAACGCAAGAAATAATGCTACTGCTGGAGCTATCACATGTTCAAAAATCAAGGCAGGTTTTGGTGCATTTGCTAGTGTTGCTGCACCATTCAAACAATTTGATATCCCACACCCAACTAAAGGTAAAGGTTGGAGACTTGCACATGCTGCACTAGAAGGCCCAGAAATGGGTGTATATTATCGTGGAAAGACTAAAGAAAAAATAATTAAATTACCAGAATACTGGACTGAACTTGTCCATGAAGAGTCAATAACTGTTCAGTTAACACCAATTGGCAAAGCATGTAGTAGTTTACATGTTAAAAAAATTGAAGATAATGTTGTAACTGTTGGTCATCAAGCACAAGATCTAGAATACTTTTATATTATTCATGGAGAAAGAAAAGATCTTGGTGATCTAATTGTTGAATATAGAGGAGATAAACCAGAAGACTTTAAGATCTCTAAAGAGAAGATAAAACGCAATGGTGAAGTTATTATAGATAATGGACATAAAGGTTTAGCACCTCTACCACTCAATCCTTTAGGTAATTAATCATGGCAAAATCACCACTACAAAAAACATACGATATAGAACTAGATCAGATTGATAAAGATGTTGCATATCTAGAAACTAGATTTGATGATCATACCGAACAAATCACACAGATTGAAAATTTATCAAAAGCAAGTGATGCAGAATATGCACAAACTGTTATTATTGCCAACAGTTATTTGGGTCAAGCGGTAGACTTTGGAGATACTGCTGTTTCTTGTGGTTGTTCTATACTAGTGACCACAGAAACCGCTTATGAATCTGCCAGGGCTAAAATGACAAATGTTAATAATAATCCTAATTATGGCGGGGACGATCCAAATGAAGACGTTGGCACAGTCAGTTTAACAAGTAATGAGGGTCCTAATACAACTTTAAATCCAGTCAATTATGGAAAAGGTTATCAAAATGTGATTGAAGAATCGGACACCACAGCAATGTTGAACTATGTCCAGTTATTCCAACCATCACCTGGTATTTGCACTCAAACTTGTTCTGAACTTTATACCGCTCAACAACAAGCTTTGACTGATCTTAATAATGCAAGATCATCTCCTGATAGAACTCTATACGGTACTCAATCAGCAATCATTAAAGACGAGGCACAAGAATATAGAAACCAGAGGTGGGCGCTTAGAAAAGGTAAGCAAAATACTGAAGAACGTCGTCAAAGAATCGTGAACTTCTATCCTAATGCAGGTCCAGCTGGCATTGGAACTTGACACAGCATCAATAATCCCCTATAATATCTGAATATTCATAGATACAATGAAATACAATCTACCTGAAAAAAATAAGACGACTAAAGAAAATGTAGATGAGGCGAACGAAGGGTTGTATTATTGCACAATGAATTTGCCTGAAGCTGCGGCACATTGTGGTATGACTCACAAAGAAATGAAAATGACATTTTTTGAATACCTTAAGCATCAACCACCTATATGTGATATTTGATTGCTTAAGGGACTGTCGCATATTGGTTAATGCTCTCTGCTTATAACGGGGTAAACTGGGTTCAATTCCCAGCAGTCCTATTCGCTTCCTTAGCAATCTGGTGAATGCAGCAAACTCATAATTTGCCTAAGGAGAGTTCGATCCTCTCAGGAAGCATCAGGGCCTCATAATAATAATTTAAAAGTCGCTAAATAAATCATAATGCAAAGTTAGCGAACTTTTATATCCATGCCTCTTAGTAAACTACAGAATTTTATTAAGAACACCGAAGGTAAGATTCTATATGTGAATCCCAACGACATCGGTGCCACTGATAGTATAGAAAATCAGGGTAATTCACTCTCTCAGCCCTTCAAAACAGTTCAGAGAGCACTTTTAGAATCGGCAAGATTTTCGTATGTAAGAGGAAACGATAACGATCTGTTTGATAGAACTACGATCCTCCTCTTTCCTGGTGTTCATTTCATCGATAATAGACCAGGATTTAAGATTAAAGATGATAATGGAATTGCAAAGGCAATCTCTCCTGCTGGTACAGAAACTCTCGCTCAGTCTACACTAACCCTATCACTATCTTCAGTATTCGATTTGGGTGTCGAAGATAATATGCTCTATAAGTTTAACGATCACAGAGGTGGCGTTATTCTTCCTAGAGGTACTGCTATTGTTGGTTTTGACTTAAGAAAAACCAAAATTAAACCATTATATGTTCCAAACCCAACAGATGATGCAGCCCCAGACACTTCTCTAATTCGTCTAACTGGTACGTGTTACTTTAGAGACTTTACTTTCTTTGATGGAGATTTGAATTCTCAGGTCTATACAGATCCTTCAGATTTCTCCGCGATTAACAAATCAACACCAACATTCTCTCACCATAAACTAACTTGTTTTGGTTTTGCTGATGGTGTTAACACTGTTGACGGTACAGGTCTAACTGACCTTGACATGTATTATAGCAAACTATCTAATGCTTTCAACGAAGCATCTGGTAGAAATATTGACCAGAAGTTCCCAGCTGAACCATTAGGATTCTCTAAGAGTAGAGTTGAATGGGAAATTGTTGGTGCGTTCCAAGCAGACCCAATTTCAATTAGGACTATTCAAGCTGGTGATGGTGTTACACCATCCACTTTGATCACTGTTGAAACAAACAATCCACATAAACTAACAGTTGGTACACCAGTTAAGGTTAGAGGTGTAACTCCTGCGGATTATAATGTTTCGACATTCGTTACTTCAGTTACCGATGCAACTACATTTGGTTATCTGCTAGCAGATGCAGAACCTACTCTACTTGCCACTGGTAATGTCTCTGGTGCCACTGTAACGATCGAAACTGATACTGTTACTGGTGCATCACCATATGTCTTTAACGTGTCTCTCAGATCCGTTTTCGGCATGAATGGTATGCTTGCTGATGGTGCAACTGCCTCTGGCTTTAAGTCAATGGTTGTGGCACAGTTTACGGCCGTATCACTACAAAAAGATGACCGTGCTTTCGTTAAGTATAACCCAGTATCTAGAACATATGATGGTATTTCCATCACTAAGGTAACTGGTTCTCAATTAGCAACGGAATCTAGTTCTACAAACTCTAATACTGTTTATCACCTAGACAGTAGAGCTATCTACCGCAAAGGATGGGAGACTTCCCACATTAAGATGATAAATGATTCAATCATTCAGGTTGTGTCTGTGTTCGCCATTGGATTTAATGGTCATTTCCTTTGTGAGTCTGGTGGTGATGCTTCTATTACTAACTCTAACTCCAACTTTGGCCAGATCGCTCTAATCTCTGATGGATTTAAGGCAGAGGCATTTACAAAAGATGACCAGGGATATGTTACTGGTATTATTGCACCACAAACGGTTCCACAAAGTGAATCTAATATAGATCTATTCACTCTTGATGTTGATAAAACAAAGCAAGTAGGTATTAATAGTCATCTCTACCTATTTGGATTTACAGATCAAGATAACCCACCTGCAATTATTTCTCAAGGTTATCGTATTGGTGCCAGAAAAAATGATAAACTATTTGTCAATCTTACTAGTGGAGCTGGTACAACTGCATATTCTGCACCAATTCTAATTACCGACAATATAATCGGTGCAGCAACCACGATTGCAACTGGTCTAGGATCTAAAGAAAGAATTACTAAAATTGTTGGACTAGATGCAGAGGGTAGATTTAGTTGTCAGGTCAATCACAACCTAGTAACTGGTGAGAAGGTTCGTATTATAAGTGAAGACGGCGATTTACCAGAGAATCTAGTTGAAGATAGAATATACTATGCCATCACTGATGGTATTAATCTTGCTCTATTCCGTGTTGCTTCAACTTCCAGTGATGCACTTAGAGGAGAAGCAATTACAGTTTATGGTGGAACTGGTTTAAGAGTTGAAAGTCGTATATCCGATAAAGCTGCAAACGAAATTGGATGCCCTGTACTATTTGATACAAATCAAAATAACTGGTTCATTCATTGTAAGGAAGATAATGATATCTACACAGAGATTGTTGCTAGAGGTGTAACAGGTATTGGTGCTCAAACCAGTGAAACATTTATCAAGAGACTTTCTGATAACAGATCCATTGGAGACAAAGTTTATAAACTAAGATATTTTGTACCAAAAGAATCAACGATCGGTAGAGATCCAGTAAACGGATTTATTCTACAGGATAGTAATAACACATCCAGTAGAAATGATCAGGACTTCACTATTTCTTCTATTGATACATCTGATTTTGAATTTGATAGAAACCCAAGATACATTTCTACTTGTGCCACAAGTGGATCAACAGTTACAGTTAGAGTTGATAAGCCACATGACCTATTTGTTGGTGATATAATTAATATTCTTGATGTACAAAGTACAACAAACACTGCTGGTATCGCAAAGAGTGGATTTAACGGTAAATTTACAGTTACTGGTATCCTCGATGATCTGACCTTTACACATGGCACTACTGATATTGATAATATCGGGAGATCCACTGGTGATTTCACGTCTGACATGAACACCAGAACTCAACTCATGGCAAGATACCAGAGAGTTGATAACAATAGAAATGTTTCACTATACAGATCTGAAATAATTCAACAGCACAATCCTGGTATTAGTGATGGTATCTACCACTTCAACATTCTTTGTGCTGATAACCAAATCGTTGAAGAATTTGATAATCTAAAGTATCTACCTGATATTGAGAGATATTATCCTCAGTTAGATAGAGACAACGTTCTTGCAAACCCATTAGCAGCTAAGTCTTTTGCAAAGAGATCACCAATTGGTGATGTTGCAGTTGACGATCCAGAAAATAGTATCACTAGAGAAAGTATTGACAAAGTTTCTAGAGTTATTGGATATGGTAGAACAGTTGTTGGTTTTGAAAGAAATGATATTGTCGGTATTGTAACTGTAACTCTAGATCGTCCACATGGTTTCTCTGGTATTGTAACTTATTCAACACTAACTGGTGGTAGTGGATTCACTGAAGGTGATTACTACAACGTCAAGTTGTTGAATAATGGTACTTCCGACTGGGATGGTGGTACAGCTAGAGTCACTGTTGGATCAGGTGGTGCTGTAGAGAATGTTCAAATAATTAATCCTGGTTCTGGTTATGGTGCAGAAACTTTAGATCTAGATGGATTTACTGGTGCTGAAGTCGCATTCACAACTGCTGGAATCTCCACATTCATCAATAATTCAGTTCAACTAACTGGTATTGGTAGCACTGCAACAAATGCTTATCGTGTTCTTGGAACTCCAGATAAGAATAAAGTTTCCTTTGCTGTAACAGCAGGAGATCCAAATCCTGTTAATGATCAATACTTGGTTGATTGTGGCCGTTCAATTGGTATTAAGACTATTAGTGCAGTTACTGCCAATGTTCAAACGATTGAAACAAATGAAGCACACGGTTTAGTTTCTGGTGGTAGTTTCAATATCGTTGATACTAACAACAATAGTTTCCATGGATTTACTGTCCTAGAAAGAGTTGGTATTCTTACGTTTACTGTTGATGGATCTAATCCTATTACACAAACATCACCATCATTCTTACTACCAACAATTTATGATGCAAAAGGTGGGTCAATTGATGCTGATACTGAATCTATTGGTTCTAGGGTAACATCAATCTTCCTACATGATGATGCAATTCTTGGTAATGATTTAGGAAGTGCAGAAGTAGATAATAAAGTTATTCTACAACTTTCAAACTCTGGTATAGGAACAGCAGAGAGATTCCCAATCGGATCTTATATTCAGGTTGGATCTGAGATCATGAGAATCGCAGACTCAACCCTATCTGGATCTTCTAACAATGAACTTACTGTAATCAGAGGATATTTAGCTTCTCAGACTGCAACTCATCAAGAGGGCTCAAGAGTTAGTAGAATCAATGTTAGAGGAATGGAACTTCGTAGACCTTCAATTCTAAGAGGTTCTGGTCATACTTTTGAATATCTAGGTTATGGTCCTGGTAACTACTCAACTGGTCTACCACAGGTTCAAAATATTACATTAACTGGAAGAGAAGAGTTCCTAACACAATCTCAGAAGAGATCTGGTGGTGTGGTTGTATACACCGCTATGAATAATGATGGTGACTTCTTCATTGGTAACAAGATTATCAACCCATCTACTGGTGAAGAAACAACATTTGATGCCCCAATTCCATCAATTAGAGGTGAAGATACTTCAGTTCTATCTGTTATCTTTGATGAAGTTACTGTTAGACAGAGATTACTTGTTGAGGGTGGCCCATCTAAGACACTATTGTCTCAGTTTGATGGACCTCTAAGAGTTAATAATGTTGTTAATATTTCTGGTAATACTAAGATTGATGCAAACCTTGAAGTTACTGGAAGATTCAAATCTAGTGGTAGTGCAGATATTCAGGGTGCCCTAAATGTTGCTGGTGTTGGTACATTCTCTGGTAAGATTGAAGGTGATGCTGGTATTGATGCTGCTGACATAAGAATTGGTGTTGGAGCATCTACTGCTAGAATTGAGTCACTTGATAGTGAGAATCTGGTTCTCAAGAGTGCTACAACCAATGTCATGGTTGAGGACAATCTTAATGTTGATGGAAACATCACATGTGACAGAATTGAGGCTGATAACATCATCCCGATCGGTGGAATCATTCCATGGTCAGGAACATCATCAAACTATCCAAGCACTGGATGGCTTGTTTGTGATGGATCAGCAGTTAGTCAGACAACATATGCTGGACTATACGACATTCTTACGGATGGCGGAACTGTATTCCCATACGGAGCAAATCCCGATGGATCAACATTCCTAATTCCAGACTTAAGAGATAGATTCCTTGTAACTGCTGGCACTACATATAATCGTGGTGGTACTGGTGGACAAAAGGATAACAGCGTAATTGATCATACTCATACAGTTACTAATGATCCAGTAGCATCTCACGCTCACAATATTGGTAATGAAGCTGCTCACACTCACCCATCCAGATCAGTTGATGCTCACGATCACAACATTGATCCGATCGGAGCTCACTCACACACCGTAAACCCAGTAGGTAGTCACGGTCACCCATCTAGAGGTAATAACGCACCACACTCACACACCGTTAACCCTGGTGGTGGTCATGGACACCCATCTAGATCTGCTAATGCTCCACACTCTCACCAAGTTCGTCGTTTCAATAGAGGTAGGGGCCAATATTTCCAGGGTAGAAGTGATTCCCGAGTTAGTAATCCAGCATTCAACACCTTACCAACTACTGGTAATAATGCCCCACACTCACATACCGTAAACCCAGTTGGTAACCACGGTCACCCATCTAGAGGTGCTAATGCTCCTCATAGTCATACTGTTAATCCTGGTGGTGGTCACACACACCCATCTAGATCAGCTGGTGGTCACACTCATAATGCTGATCCAGGTGGAGCTCACTCACACACCGTTAATCCTGGTGGTAGTCACGCACACCCAATCGGAACCAATGGTGGACATACTCACCCTGCCACAGCTGACCCCGCTGGTGTATCTGGAGTCAATAGAAATCTACCTCCTTACTTTGGTCTTTTCTATATTATCAAGGCCCTATAACTAAATACATAAAAACACCATATCGATGGCAAATTTTAAGAAAGTATTTAATTTTAGGGAAGGTGTTCAAGTTGATGACCAAACATTTGTCGTCAATGGTTCCCTAGTTGGTATCGGAACCTCCATTCCGACAAAATTTTTAGATGTTAGATCAGAATCAGCATTTAGCGGACTAAGTACGTTTACTGAAGTTCGTGTTACTGCTGGTGCATCTTTTGAAACTGGAGTTGGTAAAAGTGTAGTTGTTGGTAATTTTGAATTCAATCAAGGTATCGTAACTTCATTTACTGGAGTTGTTACCTATTTTGGTGATGGTTCTCAACTATCAGATCTTCCAACTTCACAGTGGGTAGATGTAGACACTGGTATTGGTGTTTCTAGTGTTTACAATGGTGGATTTGTAGGAATTAGTACACTTAATCCACAATATCAGCTACAAGTTGGTGGAAATCCTGAGCAGGGTAGTGACGGATTCGCTGTAAATCTTGGAAATGTATATGTTTCTGGTGCAATGACTGCATTCAGATTCGTTGGAGATGGTGCTCTCCTTGTAGATTTAAACGCTAGTGAGCTCACTTCTGGTATTGTAACTCAAGCAAGAATACCAAGATTAGAACTAGATAAGATACCTCTGATTCCAGACTATAAATTAGAGCAAAATTTACAAATTAGTGGAATCTTAACGGCTCAGGGTGGATTCATTGGTAGTGTTACTGGAGATATTGAGGGTGATATTATTTCACCTGGATTCTCAACATTCACTGATGCTGAGGTAACTGGATCATTAACCGCTGTTGCGTCTACTGCTTTAAGTTTACAGGGAACTCCAGATATTAGAGTTGGTTTCGTATCTGCAAATACTATTGATGCTGGTATTGCACTTACTGTTACTAGAGCGGATGTAACTGGTGATATTAGTGTTGGTATATTAACAGTTGTCAATGGTAATGTTAAGGTTGGTGCCGAAGGTATCGAGTTTAATGTAACTGATGGAAAGATTGGTATTGGTACAACAGTAGCAGAAACTTCAGAAGTTGTTATTCTTGGTGCAGAAAATGCAAGACTAGAAGTTGTAACCGAGAGAGGATATTCTGCACTTAATATTGGTGGAGATCTTGGAATTGGTGTTAGTAGTGTAGAACTGAGATATTTTGATCAAGATCTATCTCTATCAAATTATGCTGATGGAGATTTCATTTACCACGTTGGTAACGCTTCCACATCTTTTAATGGCAACTTTAGATGGTTGCAAGGTACTTCTGATGCTGAGATAATGACCCTCACGAAGGGGGGATTCTTGGGTATTGGTGTTAGCAATCCTGGTGCAAATTTACAAGTTACTGGTATAACAACTCTGAATAGCACGTTGTTTGTTCAACAGGCAGCAGAGTTTGCTGACGATGTTGTAATGTATCAAGGCTTATCATATTACTCAACGTCTGGAATTGCAACAGCATTCGACTTAAATATCCTGAATGATATTACAGTTAATGCTAATGCGTTCTTTAATGGGGTAATTTTTCTACCAGAAAACACAGTTATTAATAACACAAGTGGAATCAGTACATTCAATGATCTGAATATTACTGGAGCATTAATTATAGATAATGATTTTAATTATCTTACACAAAGTGGAATCACCACGGTTAATGATTTCACTGTAAATGGTATTTTAAGGGCAGCAGATGCAGATATTACAATCAATATTTCATCTGGAATCAGTACAATAGCTAATCTGAATGTTGCTGGTATATCTACATTTGGTGGTATAGCTACATTTTCTGCTGAAACTGAACATTTTGGTGATATTATTTTTAGATTGAATGAGTCAGGTGATTCACCAGCAATTATTGGAACTGGTGCAACAATAACAATCAATACTCAGAACATTGACATATCTGATGAGGTAACAATTGCAGGAGCTGTAACACTTGCATCAACTCTTGAAGTTGCTGGGCCTTCTATATTCAGTGTAGATACCAACTTAAGAACCAATACTGGAGTTAGTACATTCAATGATATCACCGTCACTGGTATAGCATCTGTCAGCAGAATAAATGGACCCGTATTTTTCGATGAACCTGACGGTTTTGATGGTGTAGGTCTCAGCACGTTTAATACTGATCTTTGCATTGGCGGTTATCTAACAGTTGGATTAGCTGATACTGCAAGAAGTGTTCTCGATGCTGGTTCTTCTCCGTCATCGTTTGCCATTCTTCCAAATGTTGATGGAGATACCGTCTCTGGAATTTCAACAATATATACTATTGATCAACCTTATGCAGGTGCAATGCTTTATAATTCAACACTTAATAAAATGCAATTCTTTAATGGAACTGCATGGGAAACTATCACTAGTTCATAAGAACTTGACAAGACCTTGAAATATGTGTATAATCTGGCTTGTCCAGGATGATATGAGTCACTAGGCTTTATGAAGACTATTGAAAGACATTGTTATGATGGAAATAAAATAACAGAGACCAGGGTTCTAGAGTTTGAGCCCTGGTCTTTTTATGACATTGAAGAAGTAATGAGTCTTATTCAAAAAGAACTCACTGTAGATCTTTTGAAGGGAAAGAGATTGATGTATCCTGCTGATAAAGGAGTCAATCGATTCTATGGTCATTGCTATCATTCAACGCAGGCATTATGTTTTCTTATCGATAGTGATAAGTTAGTATCATATAGTGGTGTAGATTATCGTAATGAAAAACACTGGTGGGTACAATATGGTGAGACTGTATATGATTGTACGGCAGAACAATACTGGTCAGTGAAAGAAAATCCACCATATGATGTAGGAAAGAAAACTAAATGGTATGGGTGGAAAGGCAGGCCACAACAGGTATCTCTTGAGTTATGCAAGAGGGTTCTTGGAGTGAGACTCAAAAAAGATTGGATAAAAGGTTGACAGGTGGGGCGATCTAACCTATATTAGCCAAGTGATCGGGACAGGAGTTCAACTCCCGAGGTCATACGTTCTTTAAATTCATTAAATGAATCCTACTATCAACATCTCTGTAGAAGTTCTTGCCATGTGGCAAAAAGTTCTTCTTACCTGTAACAATCCACTCGGTTTAACCGAAGAAATGTTGCAAGAATCTTTAGAGACTGCACCACCTAAAGACTACACTGATGCTCGTTTCATGGGACGTTATATCATCCCACGTCAGTTTGTTCGTTATGATGAAGCACAACAGCCTCGTGATAAGAACAATGACTCTGAGCACGTTAATAACCTAACCAACAACTTTAATACTGTTGGTTATCGTAAGGAATCTCAACCTCCTATTGCTTGCTTTGATTCACAAAGCACCAGTATCTACTCACTAAAAGCACAATCTGGTTATAATCGTGATGGTGCCTTGAACAATCTAGGTCAAGAGTGTTACATCTTTGACATTTATGAGTATGAAAATGAGTATGCTGAAGTGGTTGCTCGTAATGTAAGCAATCACCACAGCAATCCTCAGATGGATCAAAAGATCCCTGATTATGTAAAAGAGGTTGTCAACGCTAAAGAGCGTGGTCTAATTGAGAATGTTCAAGATTCTATTGATGCCTTTGTTGAAGTTATTGCTGCTGATCGTACTGTAACGCAACGTAGCAAGATTAAGAAGGCTTCCTATAGTGAGTGTGAAGTTTTCAGTAACTTCCGCACTTATAATTCTACTGGGCATGGCAAGAACACCTTGAATGGTTTCATTGCTTCTCAAAATCTTTGTAGACAAGGTATTGAAGGTCGCTCTAAAGAGGAGATTCAGGCACAGGGTTATATTGTATATTGCTCTGGTTCTGGTAACAACAAGTCTGTATGGGCTCGTGCTATTAGTAACTCTGTCAAGTATGGTGTACCCGTCTATGTGATAGGATACTCTCAGAATCGTGTAGACGATCTTGAAGAGTTTCGTGGTAAGTTCATTGCTGATTGGAATGAACAGAAAGAGACTTGGGTGAAGTTTGCCATGAGTATCTTTGATGATTGTGGTGAGTTTGATGAATCTCGTATTCAAGTCAAGTTGGCTGGATTCAAGGCGCAGTATATCAAACCCGATCCTAATGATAAGGGTCGTCCTACTGAACAGAACATCGTCAATATGTACGGTAATTCTATTCAGTTTAGATCCAATGCTGATTGCCTCACTCTGACTCAACCCTGAGTCCATGTGACAATCTGCAAACTGGTTGGGGGCCCTTCACAGGGGCCCCTTTTCTGCTATAATATCTATATCAACGCAAGAGAGCATGACCACCACCCTTCGCCCACACCAGCACAAAGCACTGAATGCGATGCTGGCATATGACAAGGGTCAGGTTATCATCCCCACGGGTGGTGGTAAAACAATGTGCATGATTCACGATATTGTTGAGAATCAGAAGTATATTGATAATGGTTCTACTATTGTTGTTGTTGCTCCTCGTATTCTTTTGGCAGAGCAACTCTGCAAAGAGTTTCTTGAGGTAATTGATACTACTCACACTCATGTGATGCATGTTCATAGTGGTGATATTGAGTATTTCAGTAGCACCAAACCAGAAAAGATTGCACTGTTCAACAACACTGCAAGAGCTGCTGGTGAGAATGTTATCATCTTCACTACATATCATTCATTACATCGTCTTGTAGAGGCAGACATTGAAGTCAATACGATTTACTTTGATGAAGCACATAACTCGGTTCAGCGTAACTTTTTCCCTGCTACGGAGCACTTTTCTGCTGATGCTGATCGCTGCTACTTCTTCACTGCTACTCCTAAGCATTCTCTTACTGTTTTCAAACCAGGAATGAACGATCCTGAAGTTTATGGTCAGGTAATTTGTAATGTTCCTGCACCAAAACTGGTTGAGGAAGGTTACATTCTTCCTCCTAAGGTTGTTGTTCATCAATTGCCTCAGGGTGATTTCAAACTATCTGACGACAAGAATCTGTTAGATACGATTGATGCAAACTCACTCAACAAAATTCTGATTGCAGCACGTTCTACCAAACAGATTCTTCGTCTCATCGGTCAATCTGATTTCACGATGCAACTTCAGCAACGTGGCTATAACTGGATGTATATCACTAGCAAGACTGGTGCTATCATCAACGGCAAGAAAGTATCCCGTGAGGTATTCTTCAAGACTCTTAATCAGTGGGGAATGGATGACACTCGTTTTATCGTAATGCATCACTCTATCCTGTCTGAGGGTATCAATGTCAAGGGACTTGAAGCAGTTCTATTCATGCGTAATATGGACTTTATCGGCATCAGTCAGTCAATCGGGCGTGTAATACGTCTAGGAGGCGCTGAGAAGACTTTTGGTCTAGTATGTGTGCCAGTGTTTGATAAGGTGGGCCTTAGCACTGCAAGGAGCGTTGAGGCGGTTGTAAATACAGTATTCAATGAAGGGCAACCCGCTGTTTCTGTGGTGCGCCGCTAATGCTATCAGATAATATTTACGATCTGGTGATTGAGACCGCTAAATCTTCATCGTCTAAAAAGCAAGTAGGAGCCATTCTTCTCAACAAAAATAGGGTGCTTTGTACTGCAACTAACCTTGAATCAAAAACACATCCAATACAAGCCAAGTTTGCCGAACGTGTTGGATTGCATCAGAAAATTTATCTTCATGCTGAGATCGCCGCTTTAATTAAATGTAAAGAGGATGCAGATACAATAGTTGTGGCAAGGTTGGGTGGTCATAATCATGATGAACTTCGTATGGCAAAACCCTGTCCTATATGTGCATTAGCACTCAAAGAAGCTGGTGTGGGCAACATACATTACACAACTAACAATGGATTCTTTTACGAATATAAATAATTTCTGAAATAAGATTTCACCATATGAAATTCATTAAGTATGTGCCAGTTTTAGTTTTCTTTGGACTTTTGGGTGCTGGTATTCAACATGGACAAATGCACCTATATAACTCATCAATGCCGCATGTCCATGCAAATGGAGTAGTGCATATTCATTAATTTTGATTTTATGATACAACATGCTGATGCTCCTAATTATAAGTTTTCTGACTTTATCACTGAGTTTCCGAATGCATTAGACGAAGAATTTTGTAATCATTGCATTGAAAAATTCAAGACTGATGATAGAAAATATCCTGGAATAGTTGGATCTGGATTAAATGAAAATCTGAAAGTGTCAATGGATCTGGTGATATCCGATAATCCAGATTGGGAAGAAGAAGATAATAAATTTTGTGCCAGTGTATCACACTATTTTAAAAAGTATTGTGATATTCATAAATTCATGAGTATGCCCCAATATTGCCAAGATTGGGGAGATCAAGGATATCAAATTCAAGAAACAAAACCAGGAGGATTCTATAGTTGGCACCATGATTTTGCGCTTTCTTCTAACGATGGTAATGGCCATCCAAGATATCTTACATTTATCTGGTATTTGAATGATATCCATGAGGATGGATACACTGAATTTGTTGATGGAACAAAAATACAACCAGAGACTGGAAAAATGCTGGTATTTCCAGCTATATGGACATATACACATCGCGGATATCCACCAAAGTCAGAGACGAAATATATTTGCACAGGTTGGATTCATGGAGTTGAATGATGAATAAATTATTACTTGAAAATAACTACTTGCTGATTCCTAATTTTATTGATATTGAATCTGCAAAAGAGTTGTCAGATCAACTCAAAAATGATCATGAAAAAAACAAGTATGAAGGTGATAGTCAGGCACCAAACTCAGCCTGCGTATATAATCATGAAGGATCACTTAAACTATTACATGAAAAAGTTAACGATCTTTCTGTAACTGTTGAGACTCAACTTCTACCAACCTATGCATATAGTAGGATCTATTCAAATGCAGAAGAGTTAAAGAAGCATACAGATAGACCAGCATGTGAGTTAACAGTCTCTGTCAATTTGGATGCAGATGCTGATTGGCCAATCTACATTTGTGATCATAACAATGAACCACAAGAAGTAATAATGCAACCAGGCGATGGTGTTGTATTTCTTGGATGTTATTCACCACACTGGAGAGATAAATTTGAGGGTACTTTTTGCTCTCAAGTATTTTTACATTATGTGAGAGCAGACGGTGCAGCTGCATCTTGTGCTGGAGATACTAACAAGGGTCAAATTGATGAATCATTGATGAGATGTATAGTATCTGAGGAATATGTTAAGATGGGCTGGAGACCACCACCACACGTTAAGACAGAAATGGAAAACATTTATACGGGCGAAAAACAATATGCTGATGATTTGATGCATGGTATTGTTTACTATAAAAATATCTTTTCACCAGAAGACTGTAAAGAACTGATGAACTATTTCGATGATAATAGTTCGTTATGGAAACCAGCACTAACCACTGGTGATATCTTAGACAAGAATGAATCATCAGAATCCAGAAAGTGTGATCTAATTGAGATTTCAACTGAAGCAGGGCCTAAAGAAAAGGAATTGGATGATAAACTATTCAAACTGTTCAATGCTCAACTAAATGATTATACATCCAGATTCAAGCACTTGACCATTGAAACTGATGCTGGATATACAATGTTAAGGTATCGTGCTGGTGGTGAATATATTGAGCATGTTGATCATGGAACACAGACTAATAGAGCTTTAACAGCAATTCTTGGATTAAATGATGCTTATGAAGGAGGGGAATTACATTTTTGGGGTGGGAGACATAAAATGACAATTGAACCCGGCTCAATGGTAATATTCCCAGCTACATTTCTTTATCCACATAGAGTTTGTCCAGTTGAATCTGGCACTCGATATTCTATCGTAACTTGGTTTGTATAATGTCTTATTTTAAGTGTAAAATTCTTACTTCTTCCAGAATCAAAGCAATTTTCAAAGAAATTAAATATGCTGAATGGCAAGATGGAGTGGAAACATATGACTCCGTAAGGGGAAATTTGCATGGAATAAAGAATAATCTGGAATGTGAAATAGACCCATCTATTGTTCATTATGTTCTTGATAAAAATGTGGATTTTTTGAAATATACTTATGCATTCATGAGTTCAGATCCAATTGTAAGTAGGACGCCAAAGGGTGGATATTATAAACCACATTTTGATGAACCAAAATGCGGCCATTTTAGTACCACTATATTTTTAAGTGATCCAGATGATTATGATGGTGGGGAACTTGTTCTACTGATAGATGGTGAGGAGAAAAGTTTTAAACTTAAACCAGGAGAATCCATTACATATGAGACTGGTACTCCTCATCGTGTTAATGAAGTCACTAGAGGTGATAGATATGCAGTTGTATTTTGGACAACATCAGTCATAACAGACATAGAAGATTTGCGGGCCTGGAGATACTATGATATGATGTCTGAGAAGCACATGGATGATCTTGACCATGATGATCTAATCTCTTTCAACAATTCTTTGTATACGCATTTTAGAAACAAATGCAATAAAATCTTCAGAAAATATATTAATGTCACGCCTTAGTAAAGAAAAGATTGCAGAACTGTTTCCATATGAAACTTTTCCTATTCGTATGGAATGGGTGGAAGGAAAAATAAACAAGATAGCATGGTTTGAATGCCATGGGCACATGCAAAAACAATATGATAGGGTAAAGAAACCACGTCTAAAAGTTGATGTCCGATATAAAGATCCCTCATTAAAACCACAAGAGAAACCCAAACGCAAGGTATCGTCTCCAAAAGTAACAAAAACCAAAAAACCCATAGCGAAAAAAGCAGAAGCGATCAAGACTCCCTCTATTGCAAAGAAAACGACAACAAAGGCTAAAGCACCTGTCAAGAGGGCCCGCCGCAAGAAAACCAATTCGTGAACTGGTCTGATCGCTTGCCATAGGAACAGATTTGATGTATATTGGCTATGTTGAGAGGGATAACCCCACCACATGACTGCCACACTAGCACAACACACTGCTCAGATGGACGCTCGGAACACCATTCAACTGAATGTCACTAAGTTTTGCCTGATGCTCTGTGATGCACTCACACAGACTGCACCAACTGGTAGCAACTATGGGTTCTATCTTGATTCCGTGGGTCGTAAGTATCACAAGATCTTTATGACTATCAATGGCAAACGTGATTCAATTCATGCCTTCATTGATAAGAAGACTGGTGAGGTTTACAAACCAGCATCAATCAAAGCACCAGCTAAAGGTGTCCGTTTCAACCTCTTGATCATTCAAGAACGTGAGTTTGTGCTGGATAATTGTGAATGGACTGGTGGTTATCTCTACCGTAATGCATACTATCAGGGTGCTTGAATCATGATCGAATTTAATCAACGTCATTGGAAACTTATTTTTGATGCTGTTCGTAAAGATCAACAGCGTCAAGTTGTTGGTAGTAAATTTTACGAAGAGTACAATGATATTTTGAATAGCATTTACTTTCTTGCATATCCCAAAACCAACAAATGAAAGACTGGAGAGTTTATTGCCGCGCTGCTTTCAATGCACTCCGTGCTAACGCGGAGCTGTGGAATGATCCTGACTATTTTCGTCCGATCACGCGCATTTACTATGATTTAGTTTTTTGTTCTGGATACAATCACACTGGATTGATCAGTGAAGCAGCACTGAATGACTCAAAAGAGCGTACAAATGATCATTGTTTGTCGCCACAGTTCATCGCCAGGATGATCATGGACAATCCAGATCTGTACCTGTCCGATTATACTGTATTTGAGAATCTATTCAACCTAGCAAGAACCACAATATGTGTCACCAAGTCTGAAAACAGACAGTTGAGTATGCTGACAGACAATAATGGTGTGGAATACAAAGTTTATATCCCCACCAATCTAAAGTACCAGCATCTTGGTATCAAATTGTATGAGAAGGTTGGACAACAATTCAAAAATGCTGTAGAATATGATGGCAATGTTGGAGATATTGTTCCTCAGGATTTGCTAAATTATGAAAAACAATTCTTAGTCAAATGAAGTATCTATTTGTTGGTCTTGTAGCCACTGTTTTGTGGGAGTTTGGCCATCCATTCATCCCTGGTCTTGTCGTAGACCATGAACATACACATCAATCTGATTTGTATGTGCCTTTTTGTAAGCAATGATTTCTACTATGAACAGTCCATACAATAGCGGTTTTGAAAATTCCCAATTCATTCGCTCAAACAAGTCTTTTGAAGAGCAACGTAAAGGTCGCCTAGCTGAATCTATCGATGAGTATCTCAATGAAGGTAGAGCAAATGGTGACGTAGAAAGTATTGATGTATTCTATCAGGATCTTCGTGATTGTATTCAAGATCTGATTGATTATCACGGTAAAAGAAAAGATCATGCCGTTGAGGCACTATCGGCAGTTCTAGGTCACAGGCCAATTCCCGAACTGGGCGAGGAACTCCCCATGCCGCAAGGCAATCGTCTATAATAGCCAAGTAAAGGAAACGGACTCAATGCAGAACAAGCACATCGAACACATTGAAGATTCTATTCTGACGGGTGATCTGTCTGCTATTGACCTTATTTACAATCCTTCACACATTTCTGTGAAGATGGACGGTTCTCCTGCAATTGTATGGGGAACTGATCCTGCAACTGGTACATTCTTTGTTGGCACTAAAGCTGTGTTCAACAAGAAGAAACTTCGCGTTGCTCACTCTCACGATGAGATTGATCAATTCTATGATGATGAAGTGGCAGAGATTCTTCATGTCTGCTTCAAGTATCTTCCACGCACTGATCAAGTCTATCAGGGTGATTTCATTGGTTTTGGTAATGGCACCAAGTTCGGTCAAAATACTATCACCTATGTTTTCAATGAGTTTGTAACTCAAAAGATCATCATTGCTCCTCATACTTTCTACTTTGACATGGATGAGCAAAATGATCTTAGAGAGATGACTGCATTCCCATTGTTGCAACTCTTTGATGATCATCCTAAGATCAAGTGGGTCCAGCCTTGTGTTGATCGTATCAAACCAGAGGGTATTTCGGCACCCAACATCAACAAAGATGTTGTCAATTTTCTTGATGAGAAGACTGCAAAGGTCTGCAAACAGATCATCAATGCATTCATCAGGGAAGGCAAAGAGATCAACGATGCATTACTTACTGAGATCTTCGGTTGTAAGTATCTTGCCAATCTGTATATGATGGTGATTGAAATGAAGGAAGATCTGATGGATTCTCTGATCATCAGTGATGCTCCAAGATCATACATCAATGGTCTTGAAATCAAGCAGGAAGGTTTCATTATCTCAGATGATTATGGTGACATGATCAAACTTGTAGACCGTGAGATCTTCAGTGCTGCAAACTTCAATCAACGCAAGCGGTGGGCAAACTAATAAACTAGCCTGGCTGCCATCAGAAGCGCCTATAAGGTGCTATACTAGTTCTATTCAACGAATCCCTTTGTTATGATCAACACAAACATTCAAGATACCACTGACCCTAAAGATTGGGAAGACTTTTGGAATAGTGATGAAGAATTAATTCTCCAAGAGTTAATGCAACCCAATTACAATTTACAGTATGTGAAAAACATACTTGATAGTGAAAAGAATGATTGAACTTCCAATTGATTTCCCACATGAACCACCAACAGGATACCGATATGAAACGGTACAGTTTAAAAGTAATGTTGTTGCAATCTGGACTGTATGTAATCCTGGGTTTAGTTACAATGGTGGTAATGACATTCGTTGTATCTGGGGATTCTACAATACAAAGAAGCAACAATACCATTCACCAATCAATTCAAAGAAAGTAGGAAAGATAGTTGATGTTAAAGACACACGGCCATATACATCAATGCCAATTCAATATCAAGGATTAGAGGCATTCTTTGTATAAACTGTTTTTTCCATATCGGGAACTGTAAGCATGACCAATGAAGCGAAGCAGGCGAAAATATGGAAAAAATAGGTCTTTGCTCCTGTGGTGGTAAGGGTTCTCAAGGTAGATCCGCAACAAGGTGACAGCATACCACCAATTCAATCAAACCAGTTGGGGAACTGGCTAAAACCCCTTGTCAAGCGTCTCAAAATCTGCAATACTATAAGAGTCAAAGAAACGGATTCAATGCGGGACTTCATCTGTGCATACTTCGGTAAGGGTTCTGACGGTAAAGACTGGACGATCACCGCAAGAGGTTTTGCCAATAGTCAAGAAGCAGAAAAGCATGGTCTGTTTATGATGCCAACACCAGGGTGTTTTGGTTTTGCCGTGATTGCCGAGAATGATCTTCAAGAGGGTTGGCAGCTGCGTCTTGAGCGTAGTATGCTCTCACCTCAGAATCGGGTGATTCAAGATAATCTTAACAATTACAAGATCACCTCTTTCTGAACCAGTTGGGGAACTGGTACAAACCTCTTGACCAGGATCCCAATCCGATGTATATTGGCCATGTTGAGAGGAATACCACTCAACTGCGGTGACTCCCTTGCTAGTTCAGAGTCAGCGGCGATAGGAACTAGCAACAAACACATTTTCATTTCTAAAATGCAACTCGTTGATTCTGCTGTTCAGGTTGATTATTTTCCAGTCGGAACAGGTAAGCGTTTTGTTCAACGTACAATCTGGCATCCTGGTGTTGAACAGGCAATGACTTCATTCCGTACTGTGACTAAATCTGAAGCCATGTATGATGCACAACAACGAATCAATAATGGTTCGACAGTTGTTGATTTCAACCTAGAAGAATATGCTGGTTCTGATTATACTCCCATGTCTTGCTGATCTCTTAACTTCTAATCAACACACTGCAATGATGGCACGTCAATCAATCATCGAAACATTATGAAAAACTATCGTGTTCGTGTTGAAACTTATGATGGATGTGTTACCATCTGGTGGGAGAAATCAAAGGCAAAAACTGCCGACAAATTGATTCTCAATCGTGTCTACAATCAACTTTGTGGATTGAATATCAAGGAAGTTTCTGTTACTCCTTCTGTCTGAAATCATGAACTACACTCTCAAGCAACTTCAAGAACGAGTCAACAAACTTGTCGAACAACAGGGTGAAGATGCAGAATGTGCCGCATGGATTTATACCAAAGAAGATATACATGTAAAGGATGAAAATGGTGAGGTTGATTATGATCATCAGGTAGAAAATCCTGCACTGATTGCACGTATCTTTGATGATGTAGGAAACATTGATTATATCTACACTGTGATTCAAGAGGCAGTGGATGAGGTCACAGAGGAGCAATTCATGTCATATCAGCAAGAGTTAGTTTGATGAAAGTACCATCACATGAAGAATTACTTCATCTTAAAATTCAGGCTGCAATGAGAGAAAACTCTTTTCAAGATACTGAATTAAAATATCTTGGTGAACGGCAAGGTCATCATTGGTATTTGATTGATGGTCAGCATAAGGTGTCAACAAGTGAAATAGAAGGGTTTGAAAATGTCAATGAAGATTGATACGATTGGTAGAATTGTAGGATCATTTCTTGTGGTCACTGCATATTTCATCATCCTACATGTCAATCTCCAATTAGGTGTGATTATGCAGTTCATTGGTGATGCAATCTCTGTGCCATTCTTTATTAGAACTAAGTCATGGGATGTAGTCATTATGCTTACATTTCTATTAATCATTTCATCTTCTAAACTATTACCATCCATCTAATGAAGTTTACGACCTATTTCCTCTCTACAACAATTTTCATCATCATTAGTCTCACCACCTATCTGTTAGTACTGTCACATCAAATGGGTCAGATCAACTACCAAAATCATTCCATTCAAGGAACGTTATAAATCATTATACACATATACATCAAATGAATTATACTAAACAACAACTCATTGATGCACTCTGTCATGAATGGGATTATATTTGTCATGATGATCCTGATCCTGATGATGATACTCCAGAAGAATACAGACTTAAACTTGAATGTTATTCATTAGATGAACTCATTGAAGAAACATCTACTGATGAATATTATACATTAGATGAATTCATGGAGAATCATGGATAATAAAGAGAGGTTAAATCAACATAAAGAAGAACTCAGACTTCTTGGTATACAAATTAGATCTTTCCTTAATACATCTAATGATGTCATACAACAGTTAGATGAAGGTCTATTCGCAGAGAATACTAGCCAGAAAGAACGTTTATCTATTTGTTTTGAGTGTGATTCATATAATAAACGACGTGATTTATGTAAAGAATGTGGTTGTATTATGAGAATGAAAACTAAGTTAAATGCTGCTAAATGTCCATTACATAAATGGTAATTAAGAATACTAATCCATGGAACGTAAAACCTTGCAAATACTGTGGTTGTCTCCCACCTAAACATCATTGGAGACCTTATACGTGGATGTATAAACATCAAGAAAGTTGTAGTAAAAAACCTATTAAAGATAGTTAAAAAAAGGTTAATTAAATATGGCTGGTTAAATTGTTTCTTATTGAGAATTGTTCTCTGGATACTATCCAATAATACCTCTCTAAATGTGTAGATAAACCTTTGAGAATGTGCTTACTAAGCACGTAGTAATGTGCGGAGTCGTTGTGAGTAAAGCCCGTTCTAACACAGGAAAGAGTCTTTGTCAACCCACAGATTTATCAGAATTTTCTCAGTAAGGTCTCGACTAGATATGCAACACTTATCATAGATCTCGACTAGATTCGCATATATACTGCTATAATCATTATATACAATCTCGACTAGATTCACATGTACGAAGATTTCGCACTAGACATCACTATCGAATCACACTATAAAGATCTCGACGAGAATGACACATGTGCATATGATCTCGACGAGGATTACGCACACAACACATATGATCTAGTAGAGCTTGCATATAAGCATTATGCATGATATACTAGTACGAGATGCGCACCCACCCATGGCACACGTAATGTCTGTTGCACACAAGCGTCAGGTACAGGTAACACTAGACATGTACGTGTATGATGACCTAGAGCTTCCACGTAATGATGATGAATGGGCAAAGCTATTAGGATTAGAAGGTGATGAAGTTTTGTCTTCAAGTGTAATTAATATGCATGAAAATATGTTTTAGATTATTAATAGTACATTTGTCAAGGGGCCCTGTGCCAGTTCGTGAAGTGTCACAGTATCCCTTGAATTCTAATCCCGTTCTGGTAATGTAGCCATGTTCGGGATTTTTTCTTGAATATTGTTAACAACTCATTCGTCACTAAGTAACAATCAATGACTGTCACTCAAGAAACATTTAATGCCTACATTCAGATTCTTGATGAGAACACCGAAAGCCAGGTAGATATTCTTAACGTGCTAAATGACATTGTTCGTGGAGATTGGGACAATTCAGTTAGTTATACTTTAGAGAACAATTCTGATCCAATGGATGACTTCAACTATGCGGGCAGTAAGTATCACTATTGAGTGTGACGGTCGGCAAGGTGGCACAAGCCCTCTTGCTTTCTCCCTTCAGATCTGCCATTGTGGCCACATACCAAACAAATCCCTTCAAATGCAACTCACAGCACAGCACGCAAACATGGTTGTTGACTTCTATCCCGTCAAGTATGCTGATGGAAGTATCAGCGAGCGCCTGATGTATAAGACTGTGACATTCATGAATGACATGCAATCTAAGTCTTACATCAACAAAGAATCATTTGAGAAAGAGGTTGACAATCGTGTTTATGGTTACAACTATGAAGTGACTGATATGCACACAGAACCACAACTTTTCAACTCTGCACTGATTCAAACTCGCTGGTGATTTGTAACCCTTACTCATTCGTCACTAAGTAACATCATCATGCGTATTGCACTCACTATTGTGATTCTTTTATTGGGGATCAAGTTGGGCTTAGAATTGGCAGACTCTCCCCTGAGAGACAGGTTAGAAGAAAGAAAGGAAACGATCCAACGCCAGATCGATGCCATGTGACAGT